GTGACACCGACGATTGACGCAGCGCGCTCGCGGCTGGCACAGGGCTTGCCCGGCAAGGGCATGAACCTCGACAGTTTTTCCGCCCCGCGGGCCGTTCCGTACGACCCCACCGACCCGCTGCGGGCGCGCTTGTGGCGCTGTGCGGACTGCGGCCATCTGGAGCACTCCACCCAGCCGGCGCCCAGCCCTCAGATGTGCCCCGCTTGCAAGAGCGTGTTCCTCGAGAAAGGCCAGGCGCCGCTGCAGTGACCGCGCGGTGCCGCTCGACAGTGGCCGGACGCTGAAGCACGAAGCGCTTCAGGCAAAAAATTAGGCGCCCGTGGCGCCTAATCGTCGATCTTCTTGGGGTGGCTGATGGGACTCGAACCCACGACAACCAGAATCACAATCTGAGCCCACAAGTGAGTATCGGCGCGGGTTTGCCGGCAGTTCGCGGGAATATCTGCTGAGTTCTTCAGCACGTGTTTTCGCGCCTCTCCGGCCGGTCGTTCCCACGACCCAAGCGCCCCTGGAGACACTGCAATGACTGACACGAGACAGATGCTGGAGGCAGCAGCACGGGCTGCGGGGCTGCTGAACCCCGTTGGTGAGGCCTACGGGCGCCTGACGGTCCTGCGCGAGGTAGAGCGCGTTAACCCGCGAAAGCGGCAGTTTCTGTGCAGGTGCGAGTGCGGCAAAGAGGTGAGCCTGAACCTCAACAAGCTGCGCTCCGGGCATACCAGGAGTTGCGGCTGCCTTCACCTGGAGACTCTCGCCGAGGGCCGGTCCAAGCGTCCAGTCGTCCCGCGCTTGAAGCATGGGCTGAACAAGACGCCAGAGCATCGCGCCTGGGTCCAAATGAAGCAGCGCTGCAACAACCCGAATCGGAAAGAGTATGAGCACTACGGAGGGCGAGGCATCAAGGTCTGCACCAAGTGGGAGTCCGACTTCACAGCGTTCCTGGCCGATGTTGGGCCGCGCCCAGGGCCTGGGTACTCCGTAGACCGAATCGATGTGAACGGTGACTACGAGCCCGGTAACGTGCGCTGGGCCACCGCGGAAGAGCAGAACTCCAACACTCGCGTCGCCAGGCCGGTGACGATCAACGGCAAGACCCAGACGATTTCGGCATGGGAGCGCGAGATGGGATTGCCTCCCGGCATGGCCCGTAGCAGAGAGGCGGCCGGATGGAGTATTGAAGAGGCGATCTTGACGCCTGCCGTGCCTGGGAAAAAACTGCACAAGCGCCGAGCCGCAGCCGCAATAGGGAGTGCCGAATGACCTACACGGTCCACATCAAAGGCCCAGGCCTGGACTCGTTGACGCAGCTAACCGATCTGGAAGACATCGAGATCGTGTCTCTGATCGTGAAGAAGATCGGGAACTCGCTCAAAAAAGAAGGGGGCGATGAGCCCCCAACCGTCGAATCGCAGTCCGACCAAGCGCGAGACGAGATTGTGCCACCCGCCCCGCACGCTACGATGCCCTGATGGGCAACCCGTCCTATCCGCCAGTCATCGGCCCATCACCGCCAGGGCCGCCCGTCAGCACGCGCGAGTCGATGCTGGCCGCGCACATCGCCTGGCTGCGCCACCACCCCGACCGGCATGTCGTGATCGTCACCGGCGGCCGGGACTACGAGGACCGGGAGCGGGTGTTTGCCGCCCTCGATCTCGCGCACTCCAGGCGGCGGATCACATTACTGGTGCACGGCGCCTGCCCGACGGGCGCTGACGCGCTGGCCGACGAATGGGCGCGGGAGCGCGGGGTGGACGTGCAGCGATTCGATGCGGACTGGCGCGCGCTCGGCCCGAAGGCTGGGCCGGAGCGGAATCAGCGCATGGTTGCCGCGGGCGCCACCGGGGCCATTGCATTCCCGGGCGGGAGGGGCACGGAGGACTGCACCATGCGCTGCGTGGCTGCCGGGATCAAGGTGTGGCGGCCGTTCGGCTAGCTACCTCTCTGGCTTGGCAGGCGGCAAGCTCGGCTCTGAGGGAATCGGCTCTGGCGGCTTCCCGGACAAGAAAAGCTGCATCCGTTCCTGAAAGCTCGGCCCCAGTGGAACCGGCGCAGGCGGTGCGGGCGGGTTCGGGCAGGCGCTCGGGGCGGTTGCGCAGCCGCTCAAGAGCATCAGCAAGGCGAGCATGTACGCGGCGCAGTTCGCGGTCTTTGGCATCTTGGATTTCCTGTTGCATGGCGGCGCGCTTTTGCTCAATCCGGCGCGCCTCCTGTTCCGCCTCTAAGGCCAGCTTCAGCGCTTTCCTCTGCTGGAATCGTGCATGCGTTCCCCAACCGAACGAGAACGCCACCACCAGCGCAAGGAGACAAGCGAGGATTCGGGCAGGCAGGCTCATGACAAACACAACTCCCGCTCGGCCGCCCGCCGCTTGGTAAGCCCCGGCAACTCCACCAACTGACCCGCCACCCGGGCCTTGTTCCAGCGGGGGAGTTGGTCACAGGCCTCCCGCCAGCGACCTTGCCTCAACAGCCTGGCCGCCGTGGTGTCACCACAAGTCAGGGCCGGCCCCACATTGAAAGCCGCCGACGAGAAGGCCGCCAGGGCGTTAGGGGGCAGCCCCGGCGCGCATCGGTCCACCGTCTCGACAAACTCCTGCATTTCGTGGGTAAGCAGGGCTTTGCACTCGGCCGTGGTCTTGTAGTCCCCCATCCTCACACCTTTGGTTGAGCCAAAGCAGATGGTTGGGATTCCTACGGGATCTCGGTAGGCCCAATTCCTCAGGCCCTCAAACGGCGCAGCAATCGCCACCGCGATGGCAAGGGCAGCGGCAGTCTTCTTTTGGGTGGTCATAAAGAGGCACGACAACGCCGTGCAGGTTCACCGCAGCCTGGTCGGCGCGGGCACGGTCAAAGAAAAGGCCGCCGAGTCCTTTGGAATACTCGACGGCCCAGGCGTATGGCTTACAAGCTGCACTTGGCTTGTCCACGCTTGACCCCTTCGGTGAATGCCCGCTCGATCAAAGCCAGGATGTGCTGACGGGTGGCGAACACACAGCCGCCTTGTTCGTCGCAGAGCTGCTGTTCTTCGGGGGTCAGCGTCACCTCGATGGCAACGACAGGCACGGCAATGCACACCGCAAGCGCGGCGATCAGCTTTTTCATGGGGGACTCCTGAAGCCGTCAGAAAGACACGGCACGGTCCCTGGCGGCGAGGGGCCGGCTGATTCGGAATTCACGAACCGCGAATTCGGAGCAACAGCTTGGAGGCTGTTTCGCTATACAACAGCCTCTAATCTGTTGGATAACTAGGCGGCGCACTCATCCAGCATCGCAACATCACAGCGATGCCGTTCAATCTCGCCATGCTCGAGGTGGTGAACGATGCACCGCATGTCTCGTCCCGCCCGATAGCCGTGGCTCGCCGCATAGGCGTCTTTCGCTGCCAGGGTGCGGAAGGTTTCGACCGTGACGCCTGGATATTCCTTGACGCTCGAGTGATGAACGTGGCCGCAGTACCAGTAGCGGTGCTTGGTCTTGCCCCAGTCCTCCGGGCGATCCGCCGCCATCACGCCCATCAGCATCTCTGGCTTGCAGGTGTCGCCGTGGGTGGCGCCGATCAGCACCTTGCCGAAGCGGTAGAACCAGAACTTTGACGGCGAAAGATCGACGCAGACTCGAGGCTCGTTCTCGAAGTAAGCGGCAATCGTGAGCGCCAGAGCCCACACCGCCTCCGGGTCGTGGTTCCCTTGGACGAACCGGACGATCACTTTCCGGTGCCTCCCGAGAAGGCGCAGGATCGCGTGGCGGAATGTCTTCACGCCAACCTGGAGCACCTTCACAAATCTCGAGTCAACGTCGAGTTGGTGCTTGTGGGCCGGCGTCTGGTTGGTCTGGTCGTTGGCGTGGAAAACATCCCCGAGCGGCAGGAGAATCGCCGTCTCAGCCTGGGGCGCGGTGTACACAAGGCGGTCCACTGCCCCAAGGGTCAGCCGCTCTGCGTGCTCGAGATCGAAGTCTTCGCCGCACTCTCGAGCCCAGGCGTACATGCCAAAGTGCGGATCGCCCAGTGGGTACACCGCAAGAATCTGCTCGAGCACGTGTTTTGGTGGCGGAGTGATCGGCGCCAGCCCCCTAACCTCTTCCTGTAGCGCTTCGATTCCTGCTCGAGCAATGTCGGCTGCCCTCGAGCGGTCAAGAGTGGACTTCACCCACTGCCCCCGAGGTTTGCCGTCCTCGTCGTAGTAGGTCGAAACCCCCTTGACCAGATACCCCGCGGGTACGGGGTGGCTCATCTGGTGAGCCGGCGAGTACCCTCGAAGTGCAGCGTTAGCCTTCAGTGCGTCAATGGAGCGCTTGACCGTCGTGTCAGCAACCCCAAGCACACGAGCCGCTGCCCGATACCCGCCGTGTTCGATCACCGCATCGATGTAGCGGGCCTGGGCTTCGGTGGCCCACTCCTTCAAGGCGGGGTCAATCATTGCTTGGCCCGGAAGAACCAACAGGGGTAATCCGTGCGCAACGTCGTGCTGCGCTCGTTGTACCAACTCTCGTCGTCCTCTATCACCGTCTTCGGCGGTGTACCGAAGCACTCCCCAATGTCGCCCCCGTCTTCACAGTGCCAGAAGTAGCAAGAGCCGCAGCGCGGCCCTTCGTCTTGGGGTTGCTTCTTCTTCACTTCTTTCGCCCCTTCGCCTTCTTCCAGGCCCATTCAATGATGAGGATGAGCGAGTAAATCGCAGCAAGCATCGCCGCGAAGTCGCTCCACGAGTTGATGCCGAAGGCACCGAGAATTTCTGACACGCCCACGCCTCCCCAGGCTGTTGCGAGCTTTACCCGCGGGTCATGCACATGTGATGCCGCGTGCGGCAGGTCGTTGAGGCTCATCGCATTTACGCCTGGCCAGCGGAGATAAGAGCGAGCCTGAAAGCAGAGCCCGTCAGCATGTTCAAGGCGCCCCCTGAGTCCTGGTACGCCTCGACCGTCACCGTGTCCCCCTGTGCCGCCTGAAACGCAACGGAGGTGCTAATGTCCTTTTGATTGGCGTCAGAAGCGGTAATGCGAACTTGCGACCCGGTGACAACAACGCCGTTGACCTTGACCCGCACGCCCCGTGTGCCAGTGGCATTGCTCGCCCAAGAAACGCCGGCCGTCGCTTGCCAGATGCCCGAGCGCCTGGCAACGATGGCGTTTGTTGAGGAAACCCCGCTCATCAGGTCGGCGTTGTCGTCCCAATCAACAGCCGTCCATGCGCCGTTCGGAATTGCCAGAGAGGAGACGCGAGACCGACGAGCGAAGCCGGCATGGAAGCCAAAGAACTTCGCTACGGTCTCGCCAGAGGAGTCGCAGTGCACCACCTCCACCCAGTCTTCCCCATCCGTTGTGCCAACCGTGGAGTCGTTGAAGAACCCGTACTCCATCGTGCCGCCCGCACCGTCAGCAGAGCAGCCGATGAACTTTATGGCTCTCGGAAATGTGGGGTAGGCGACTGTGTTGGCAACACGGAATCCGGCGACGTTGGCGATAGCAGTCCACACGCCGCCAAAACCGGTTTGCAGCGAACGGCATCCCACGAAGGAGATGCGCTGCGTTTGTTCCGCCATCACAATCGAAGGCGCGCTCGCCACAAAACCAGCCTGGCCGCAGCGATAAGCCACCGTGCCGATAAACGACCCGTTCTGCACACTGTTGGCGCACTTCGCCCCCCACGTGTAGCAGTTGGACAGGACGCCACCCGTTACCTCGAAAAATTCCGCGTTCTCGTCTCCCGTAACGTCGATGCCTTGATCGACGTTCTCCACCATGGGGGACGTAATAGCCCAGTTCTTTGTGCCGCCAACAGTGATGCCGCGCGTGTACCGGTTGAATGCGGCCTGACCGCTCCACCGGTTCAGCAAGTTTTCTACGCGAGGATGATCGATCGTCACCCGATTGCCGCGCTGAATCCAAATCCCCTGGATGGTGTCGTCAGTGATGGCCGCGCTGCCGGCGGTGCCGCCCGTGATGTCGTGGACATAGGGGTGGATCAGTTCTGCACGGTCGCAGTCAATCACGACGATTCCGTTGCCGAAATCGTTTCCGTATACCTCAACATAGTTGAGAACCACCCTCGGGCAATTAGAAAGGTAGATCCCTGCGGCGTTCTGCAAGGACCCGCCGCTGCCGTCACCATTACGGTTGACGGTCACGTCATCAAGGCGACAGAACGTGCCGGCGTTCTGGTACAAGGTGCGACGGTTTGAAGCGTTCGGAGCAAGTTGCCTGAACTTCGCGTTGCGAATCCAGCACCACGAGGGCAGTGTGATGTCCCCGGTCACTCCAAATGTCCGACCATCCCCATCAATCGGCACCTGTAGAACCGCAGCCGCACTCAGCGCGATATTGAGTGCGGCTGTGTCGTCCGTGCCATCCCCCTTGCAACCGCATCCCCGGAAACTGATGCGGTCGGCGATCTTGCGACCCGATGTGCCAGTGGCGTAGGACAACAGGTCGGAGTGCCCCAACATACCTGAGCCTTCGGAGGCGATGGAAGAGCTGGCGAGTTCAACCCGCAACGCGCCCGCTCCTTCAATCCCGCTGATGTCATCCCAGCTATGAAGCACGGTGTCATCCGACTGCCGGACCTGGATGCGATATTCCGCGTCGCTGTTGAGCCAAATCTGCGGCATCAGCCCGTCAGAGCCCAGAATGATCGGATTCGGGTGAGGCACCAGCCCCGCCTGATCCGTATAGGACGTCTTGAGCGTCGTCGTCCCGGTGACGTAGGTGTAGACCTTGGCGCCGGCACATACGTTGCCGTTGCTGTCCGTGATACGCTGCGGGAGGTTTTGCAGTAGGTACATGGCGGGGCAATGAAAAAAGCCCCGAGGCGCGAGCCAGGGGGCTTGGGTGGAATTCAGCGACTACTTACTCGTGAAGCTGGCAGTGATGGGTGTCTTGGCCTTCCTTTATGGCCTGGCCCGCGGCCTTAACGGTCGGAGCCTAGAACCGGAGCCGGACGAGCTAGAAGCTGATACAGCGAAGGGTTCGCAAGCAGGTTCTCAGACTGGGGCGCACTAGTCAGCCCACGCTGAACCAGCGGCGACAGCGCAGCACTCCGCGCCGCAGGGCGAAGCAGCGCAAGGGCCGCCCATTTCGGGTCTTGCGTCGAGACACCAGCCATAGCGCCCGCGAACAAGTCCAGCGGGCTGAACTGCGGCAACCCACCCATCTTCTCGGGCGCCCGAGCCGCCTGTTTGAACGCTTGGGCGAACTCACCCGCTTGCTGCATGCCCCCCGACAGCTTCTTGCCTTTGTCCAGCATCTGCGCGAACTTCTGGGCATCGACGGTGCCAGTGGCGGGGTTTAGTGCTGCTTCCGCTGAATGGGTTTTAGCGATCTGCACCCGCGCCTCCTTCAGCGCAGTCAGGAGATCGCTACGGCCGATGTCGGTCAGTTTCTTTTCGAGGAAAGAGTCGAGATCCTTTGAGCGGGCCGACGCCGCCTTGGCTTTCGCCAGCGTCTCGGGGTTTGCGTCCCGCCCGTAGGCACGGTAATACGCCGTCGCGTCGTGGTTGGCCTGCTTCCACTCTTCGATCACTGTCCGGGCGTCAAGGGATTTGGTCGTCTTCTCCCCAGCGGTGTTCAGAGCGGGCTTGAGGCCAGCCGGGGCATCACGGGTTACCGGCAACTTGCCTAGCTTGGCAATGTCCTCGTATGCCTTGCCCGCGGTCTTTCGCAAGCCATCCAGGGCCTCGTGCGTGATCTGCTGATCCGGTGCCAGGCCGAGATCCTTCTTCACCAACAAGTTGGTGACCTCTTGGTTCTTGACGCTTGCGTTCTGTGCGGTGCTGATCTTCCCGGCCGTGCCCTCAAGCAAGCGGTTCACTAACGAAGGTTTCGCCTGAGTGGGCGGCACAACATATCCAAGATCTCGGGCGGACACTGCGGCCTGCTGCAATCCAGGCGACACCGCAGGCCCGTGAACGAGCTTACCTAGAGCGTTACCTGCCTTGCCGAGGCCCGTGAGCACAGGCGGCGCTGCCGCACCAATCACGGCCCCGCTTTTGGCCTGCTCAGGATCAATCAGGCCCGCCATCGCGCCGCCCGACGCCCCGCCGCCAGCCATGCGGACGCCCATGTCCGCCACTCTGCCCGCCGCCGTCGTCGCAGCCGGCGCACCAGTCACCATGCCGCCCGAGGCCAATGCGTTACCTAGCCGCGTCATCCCCGCCGCTTGGGCGCCCTTCGCCAGCACCCCCCCCACACCCGAGGTGGCGACAAGATCCGTCACCAGCTTTTCACGGGCGTAGGTGCCACTGTCTTTATATTTCTCGTCCAGGCTGTTCAACGCACCCTTGACACCGCCCAGGTGTTCGGCGACTGGGTTCGGCCCCACCGCTTCTGCGGCCTTCCGAACGGGCGTCAGGAGCGTATTCCCGATGCCGGCCAGACTCCGAACAATGGCAGCGCCGCTTGCCTCACGGTTGCGCTCCAATGCATTGATGTAGTCGTCCGGGGTCTTCCCCTGAGAGTCGCGGTTGTCCCACTTGACTGCGTTGGGGTCGATCTTGGGCGCCGCATCCCACTGAACTTCACCCGGATCAATTGGCATAGTCAACTGTCCCATCGCTGTACTGGACGACCTTCCGCCCGTTGTGCATACCAGTCCGGACAACAGTGCGTTCCGGCTTTGCAGGATGAGAAGGCTTCCCGGTGGTCCCCCGCTCCTTCTCCGCAAGGTAGCTCTTGAAGGCGTTCAGCTTCGACACGACTTGTTCATGGGTGTCCGTTTCAGCCGGAAGGAACGCACGCAGGCGAGCGAGTTCCTGCGCCGACTGCGCAGCGCCCGCCCGCTCATTGATGACCGCTGACACGTTGTTGAACACGAAAGCCCGCGCCTGACGCTCGGCGTCCGAATCGAAGCGGCCTGCGATGGACTCAGGCACAGCGCCAGCCATCGTCGCAAGGCCGCGCTTCATTGAGAAAGCAGTCGGCGTCTTCGTTGCCGAATCGATGGCGCCGTCGATCATCGCCCGCTGCTGGTTGATGCTCATCAGCTCCTTGCGCACGGACTCGGGCTGCTTCCCAGGCAGAGGCTGGCCGTTTGCCGTGACCGGGCGAGCCTGACCCGTGCCCTTGTCCACGAGCACAACCCCTTCCGGGGTCTCGATCACTTGGCTGCGAGCGGCGGCCCGCTGAACTTCGTTCGCCTCACGAGCCCGCGAGTCCGCCAGGTTCTGCCCACGCATCGTGACGGCACGACTCGCCGCCCCTTCCTCACGGGTGCGCTTGTCGGTCATGTCCTGGCCGCGGATAGCGATCCGCTGCTGCATCTCCTTATCCCGATCCAAGAAGCTCTTGGCGATGTTCGGGTCGAACGAGCCGGCGTTCTGGACGTCGTTGTCGTCGAACATGCCAAAACTGCGGAGCTGCTGAACCGCTCCCATGTACGCCTGATTTGCCAATTGCAGGGCCTGCTGGGGGTTGCCCGTCTTCGTCAGGGCGTCCTCGTAGGCGAGATTCGCGCCCTGGATGACGTCGCGCACTACCCCGTATTTCTTCTGGCTGACTTCCGCTCTCTTGGCGTCCCCCTCGGCTTGAAGCTTCATTTGTTCCCGGCGGTCTTTGCCGAACTTCAAGGACTCATCCATGAAGCCACGCTGTAGAAGCCCCTTCTCCAGCTCCTCGCCCTGGGCACCGCTACCAAGGAACCGCGTCAATTCGTTCTGACGAGTCAGCGCGGTTTGCTGCGCATCCATCTGCTGTCGAGCACGAAGCAAGTTCAGCTTGTTCGCCTGAGCCTGCTGGGCCTCGGCGTCGTACTCCGCAACCGACTTAACGCCCCGCCCCAGCAGGTTGAAGATTCCAGTATCGACAGGCATTACGGACGCCCCCACCAGTTGTTTTGGTTGCCGTAGGACATGAGCCCGTTAAGGGCGTTCTGCCAGGAATTAGCACCGGCAATCGCAGCAGCACCGCGAGCGTTACCCGCCCCGATCAGGTTCTGCCCCGCCTGCTGGCCGTACTGCATGCCGGCTTGGCCGATCTGACCCGAGCCCACCTGACCGAGGCCAGCCAGGTTGCCGTGACGGTTCAAGGACTGATCGAACTTGCTTTGCCCGTAGTCCTGCCCGAAGCGGGTTAGGTCTTTGAGGGTCTTGCCCGAGTAGTAGTTGCCACGTGCAGCGGCTTGGGTGCCGATGGCTTTGGTTCCTTGGTCGAAACCGAACTGATAACCTGGATCGCGGGCGACAGAGGACGGGTTCTTGAGCAGGTTCTGATACCCCGTCAAGCCAGCGTTGCGCGCCTCCAGCGCGGGCATGTTGTCGGCCCGCGTCTGGTCGTACATGTACTTCATCAGGGCATTGGCGTCTTTCGTTGCCCCAATCTGCGCGTTCGCTGCCTTATCCGCTGCACGTTGGCCAAGGTAGCCATTGAGCAGAGTGCCCGCTGTGTTCGCCCAGCCGCCTGTGCTTCCGGCGCCTCCGAAAAGGCCGGCAATCCCCTGTAGCGTGCCGGCCGTTGAGCCCGAGCCGACAGCCCCGGCCCCGCCAGATGAAGCAAAACCGCTCATGCCGCCATAGGTGCTGGCGTCGGTTGCGCCCGTCGTCAGATACCCGGTCAGCGGATCTGCGGCACTGGCCGCGCCGCCAGATGCAGCGCCTCCACCGCCACCACCACCAGCAGCAGCCGCCCCGCCACCTCCCGCTGCCGCCGCCATTCCGCCCGCGTTGTAGCTGGGAAGTCCCGCAACAACCTGTTCGGCCGAGCCTGCCAGGGGGTTAGCAATGGAGCTGGCATCCACCATCCCGACCGAGTAGCCGGGGGCCATGCTCGCGGCAACCGATCCGGCGCCCACAGAGCCTGCGCCGCCGCCCATCCCGCCGATGGTCGAGGCGTCCGTCGCACCGGTGGCGAGCCATTGCGAGAAGGCGTCCGTCCCTGCTGTGGAAGCACCAGCCCCGCCAGCAGATGCCCCCGCACCGGCACCCGCAACACCAGCGATGGCCGGCGCCATCATTGCGACCAGCGATGCAAACTGGCCGTTCCAGCCGTGGCGCATGATGTCCACCTTGCCGAGCGTGCCGTCATCGTTCTCGACGACATAGAAGTCGTTCTCGCGGTTGTCGTCGCCGTCTGCCAAGTAGCGCGCATCGTGGGCTTGTCGCCCCTCCGCGTCCCAGGTCTGTGAGCCACGAGAGAAGAACCCACCCGATTCGCCGGCTTTCGCCCACAGATCCCGCAGTTGCTCCTGAGAGAGTCCGCCACCATCAAAGTACGGGCGATCAAAGCCCGTGTCCCACCCAGCAGGGTTGACAGAGTTCACAAGGTTCTGCATCAGGGCTCCAGATACGAGGTGGAGGAAGGTCGGAGCACGACCTCAGGGATATTCGAGGCGCCAGCGAGGCCGGCGTTTTGGGCGACTTGAACAGTCGCCTTGAGGGCCTCGGCGTTTGTGGTGGCAAGCTGTTCAACAGCGGCGGCCGTGACCACGGCATTCACCGCTTGAGCCTTCGTTGCCTCAACGTTGGTTTGCACCTCGCCCATTGACGGGCCGGACATGCCCCCTAGGCGGTCGTCCCACATATGACGAAAGAGGCGCCAATAAGCCGGGTCGATCTCAACAGGCAGCCGTTGCCCGTTCACCACCACATAACCAAGAGGCATGCGAGGGCCGGGCAGCGCATAACCTGGCGCCGCCGCCGCTCTGGAGAAATTCACGCTCCCATAGGGGTTGCATGAGGCGGACAAACCGAGCGCTGACGCCGCCGACCTCACCATGGAGCGGGCGCATTCGCTTCTCAGGCCCATTGCGCTCACGGCTGCCCGTGTGGCCATCAGAACGGCGCCCCTGCGCTGTAGTTGGACAGCGTATGTGTGTCTTGGGTCGGGTAGCTGTCTTCCGCAATAAAGGACATCTGGCAATCACCAGAACCAGCCGAGGTAATGTCAATCGCAGCGCCTCCAGAGGTGGCCGCTACCTTGAACGTGTCCGCGGCGGCGTCTCTCACGTAGTAGACGGCCCCCTCTGTTAAGCCTCCAGGAACGGTCCCCCCCCAGAAGACAACCTTCTGTGTATCGATGTACCCGTGACCAGTCGCTCGAATCAGATCAAGTGCCGGGTCAGCGATGAACTCCTTCGGAGACCCGCCATTAGGTGTCACCCAGAAACTAACGCCGCCCTTCAAGCCCGTAACCCATCGCACGGTGGTACCTGCCGGGACGTTGAACGTCATCGCTGCAGTCGTCGATGCTGACGCGCCTGACACGCTGCCGAACGAGGGTGCGACCCGCGCATAAGCTGGCGCCCCGCCGCTGATCTCATTGGCTCCCACCAAACCGGGGAAACCAGAATGAAGTGCAATCTGATCTGGCAGCGTTGCGGCAATCGCAGCGTTCTTGCAGTTCGTGGTTGCGCTCATGACACCTTCGCTTGAATCAGAGAACAGAGAACATCGTCAGTCACCCGGACATGCCACACGCGGTCTTTGGCTCGCCCTAGACGGCGCCAGATCACCCGCTTTTCGAGTTCACCCACAGCGCCTAGTGACGCTTCCCGCCAGGCAGACCAAGTAGCCCCGCCGTTGTTGGAGTACCGAAGCAAAACCTTCGCTTCGCCTCCATCCGGCTTGCCTTCGCCGACTTGCGCATCCAGCTCAAACGTGTTGAACGCCAGGAATTCGAGGCTCGGGACAGCCATGTGCGGGCTGATCCGGTCCCTGACTTTCACGTCCCCCGCGTTGTTGCCGGTCTTCACGTAGGCGTAGAGCCTCCCGTCATCCGCTCCGACCAGATGCTTGCCAAACGCATAGGCGTGACAGGTGGCCCGGTGCTGGGTGTACTCACCATTGACCAATTCCGCCCGCTCATGCCATTGGCGGGTCTTGAGGTCGAAGACGTGCGTCGTATCGAGCCCAGGAACGCGCAGGCAATAGAACCGATGGCCTTCGTACTGCTCGGTATAGGCAACCGACCCCGCGAGGTCCGTGCTCTTGGCAAGCAGTTCTTCGCGCGGACGGTCGGAGATCGGCACCGGCTTGTAGCCTTCCAGCATCCACACGACACCAGAGCCGTTGGCGTCGTTGCCGACCCAGATCACGGTGTTGTCGAGCTTCCGAACAGAGGCGGGAGCCGCACAGCCCACCTCGATCAACGCACCGTTGCTGCGCTCCAGGGGGGACTCAGGATCGCCCCTCGGGGACCACACTTCCCCGGACTTCTCGCCAAGAATCAGCGCTTCCCCGAAGCTGACGATCAGGCGGACGATGTTGTCTGGGGATCGTTCCGCCGATGCAAAGTCCAGCCCGCTCAAGTCCGTGGCATCGTCAATCGCCGACCAATAGAACTGCTGGGTATCGGGGCGGACGAAATAAAAGACGCCGTCAAGGAAGGCAACGCTCTTTGAGCCGTAGAAAGCGGGGCTGGTGATCTGCTGGAAGGCGTTGGTCTGGAGGTTCAGGACATAACCACAAGGCCCATCCACCAGCACCAACTGAAACAACCCGTAGTCCGCCTCCACCACCCCCGAAGAGGTGGAGAGAGACCCCCTGAAAGTGGGGACACCGGCCGAACTCACCTCGTAAAGCGCCGATCCGGCAACCGCAAACAATCTCCCAGCGACCTCCCAAGCCCCCCGAACGGGTGCGCCCAGAGTGGCAAACACCTGAAGCCCCGGCACCTCGGCCAGCATGGCCAGTGATTTACCCGTCCCAGACTCAATAAGGGCCGGGTACCAGTTCACCGAGCGCTGAACGTCCGCCTTGCGGAAATCAAGCGAGTAAGAAGGGCCTACGAAGGGGATCACCGGGACTCCAGCCCCTAGGGTTAGGGGGTATGGCATGGCAGTTGTTGGCTAACGTCACCCTCTTTGGGAGACGTCATGAAATACCTGATCGCTGCCGCGCTCTTTGCGGCTGGTGCGGCTCAAGCCGCGACCTATCACTTCGAGATGCGCCTGGACTGCGGTGGCATGCCAGCGTGTATCTCGGACAGCAACAGCGGGCTCGTCGAGGTCGCCGGCAGCGTGCCAACGCTGGGCACCTGGACCGCCAGCGGGTCCGAGCTGCTGCGGTTGGCGTTCTTCACCAACGGAAACCCGGACGGATGGCCCAACCTGTCTTCAGTCAATGTGCTCGGCGTGCCGGCACCCTTCGCACCATCGGTGACCTTCCTCGATGGCGCGCTTGTCGGCATCGAGTACAGGCTGCGCACGATGGGCGGCGAAATTCCCTCATGGCGCGACGAATGGTTTCGCGTCAGTGGAATGCGCGCCTCCTTGGAGGGCAACGGGTACAGCCAGGAATGGAGCCTGGCTGTGGTGTCCCACGCCCCGGAGCCCGGAACCGTCGCCATGCTGCTGCTCGGGCTGCCGCTGCTGCTCACAGCCCGGGGTCGTTGATGACGAACACCCGCGCACTGCGAGCGGGAATCGTGGTGCCGCCGTTGATCGGTGCGCCGCCGCTGTTGACGGCCGGGTCGTCCGTGCCGTTGATCCGCTTGTAGAGCGTGCCGGTCAGGTCGAGGTAGGCCGCGGAGGCACCTGGGTTGACGGCGATCAGGCCGTTTTCATACCGGCGCACCCACAGGCCGGAGGCGGTGGCGGCCGTGGGCGGTGGCTCAATCGGCAGCCCCAAGCCCACTTTGAACTCGTCGGGCACGTAGGGTGTGCCGCTGCTGGCGTCGATGCACACCATGTCGCCGTGCAGCCACGCGGTGCAGGCGCCGAAGCGGATCACCTCTTTGTCAGCCCAGCCGTTCAGCGGCTTGACGCCCAAGACCACCTTGCCGCCGGCAGGCAGCCGGCCAACGTGCTTCTGGAGCACCCCGGTGCCGGGAGCGTAGAACTTCGAGAAGCCGTTCACGCCGCCCAGCCCCGAGCGGTCGGCATCGCCAATGTTGCTGTAGACCAGCTCGATCCAGCTGTACTCGATGGCGTTGAGCGGGCTGGGCAGACCGCCGCCGTTGGCGTTGTCGTAGTTGCCCACCGTGAACAGGTTCGGCGACACCGGCTTTCCGGCCGAATAGCTCTTGAACTTGTTGGCGAAGGCAGCGCAGCCGGCGCGCATCTTCTCCAGCACCGTAGCGTTCGAGATCAACTGCCCGTTGCCGTCGCGCAGGAAGTCGTAGGTCTGACGGGCCGCGGTACTGCTGCCAAACTGCACGTCGTTGACCACGTCCTGCCGCGGGTCCATGTAGTTGTCGATGAACACCCAATCCAGCGAGAGGTGCGCGAACAAGTTGTCGTAGTAGAACTCGGCGCAGTAGTCCACCCACCGCCGGCCCTGCGCGTCGGTGTCGCAGGTGTCGGTGATGTTCATGTTCGTGGCGTTGTAAAGCGTCGTCCACGCGGTTTTCCGCCCCGAGGTGCCGCGCTTGTAGAGATACCAGCTCGGGTTGTCCTTCAGCTTGTTGCACACCGTCCAGGCCACGGTGTTGCTGTAGGAGATCAAGCCGATGCCGGCCGCATCTCCGCTGGTCGGCCCGCTCTCAGCCGCAGCGTTGCCGGCTACGTTGAGCTGGATCGACTGCTGCCCGCTGGTCAGGTTGGCCGCCAACGGCCAGGTGCCGTTGTAGACCGCCAGCGGCCCCTCCAGCCCATACACCAGGATGCTCACAGAGCCGACGTTGCCGGTCGAGGCCACGTTCGCTGCGGACTGGGCGGTGATGTTGACCAGGTTGATCGTCAGCGTGTTGCCGCTGCGGCTGATCGTGCCCGGGAAACTGATCTGCCCGCCGTGCTCGTAGGCGATGACGTAGGCGCCGAACTTCACATTGGGATTCAGCGCCTTGGTCGCGTTGATGAGCGACTGGAAGGCGTTGTACCGCGTGGTGCCGGCCAGCGGGTGTAGTCGCGCACTGGAGAACTCGACGTGATCGAACCAGCGCAGGAACTCGGCCGTGTGGGCGGCGTTGTTGTCCGTGATGTTGAAGATGGCACGCCCCTGCGCAGCAAAGGCCGTGGGGCGTGCCACGGCGCGGCGCAGGCGATGCTGAGACAGGCGCGCGATCACGGGTAGATCAGCGTGACGTCACGCCGCTTGTAAGAGCCGGTGTCCGAACCGCTGGCGATCAGGAAGCCCCAGCGGAACAACGCGCCAGGCAGCGTGAAGCTGAACGCCAGGTCCGCGCCGGAACCAGCCGTGTAGCCGCTGGCGCTGGCTGAGTTGGCGATCTGGAACTGACCGCCAACGGCCGGGCCAACGTGCAGAGCACAGCGCGTTTCGGACGACAGCTGGGCTGCGCTGGCCTGATGGCTCATCAGGAAGTTGCCGCTGGCCTGATGCTCCAGCCGCTGGGTCTTGGTGCTCGTCGTTCCCGTGTAGACTGCGTTCGCCTCGAACACGATATCCATCCCCGGCACATACACGTCTGTGCGGTTGGGCAGCGTGAAGTTGCTGGTTTCGACGAACGCGTTGGTGCCGGCTTGCGCGGTGCTGACCGTCCGGTTGCGCTGCCACGGCCAAACACGACCAACAGGCACCCAAACCCAGGTTGTGCCGCCGTCGTAGCTCAAGCACTCGAACGACAGGCCGGAAGCGGTGGCGTCACTGACCCACGCAACCAAACCCGCATAGGCTGCGGCAGCAGTCGGCAACGTCGCCACGGTGTAGTTGTTGTCCAGCGCCACCCCGTTTTCGTACACCACCCCAGCGAAGGGCTTGTCCTTGCGGATCGCGGTACCGGCGGGGACGCCGGTTGCCAGTGCAAGGCCGCCCGCAGTGGTCGTCAGCACCGGACTCGCGCCGAAGGCGTACTCCAGATCCTTCCCGGCGGCGGTCAGGGAAAGGACGCAGCTTGTTGAAAACGGGCCGATGGTCGTTTGTCCCGCGGACTCGAAACGCCCAATCTCGTAAGGCGCCCCCGGAACCCCACTCAAGGCACGAACAGTCGCCCGCCCATCACGCTCGGTGAAAAAAACAAGCGTGTGCCCAGCCGTCAGGCTGATTTGCGCTGATTCGCCAGTGTCCAAATACGCCATGTTTCGGCCTCAGTAGTCGGTGAACTGCACCGGCTCAAAGTCGTGAGCCGTTTCTAGTTGGGACCGCAGCGCGCTCATCGCCATTTCTTTCTGGGCGAGGTCCTGCGGCTTTGCAAAGTCAGGCGCGATGTGGAAAGCAACCAGATCGCGCAAAGGGGCCATGTAGCGGACATCGAGCGTGTCCCCGTGCTCATCCCCACCCGCCGTGACCGGAACGACAAGCGTCAACCCGGCCAGCTCAGAGAAAACTGCTTGGACGAACGAAAACGCAAGCGCGTAGTCCTCAGCAGATGGCTCTTCAACAGGGTCGAGCACGCCCACGCGGCCGAGCGCCCGCTTTGCGAGGTCTCGCTTGGTAATCGTTGCCATGAAGAAAGGGGCGAGGTTGTTAGCCCCGCCCCTTCGGTTACGCCTTAGGCGTCAGCCGCGGTCGCCACAAAGCCGGTAACAACCCCGTGGTCCTTGTTGTTGAACACGCACTTGCGCACGCCGCGCATTTCGGCGATGCCCACACCGTGGACAAAGCCGTAGTCGCGGGTATCCGTGGTGCTCTTGGTGCGCTTGGCCCAGGCAACGCCCAGAGCCTGAGCGCCACACAGGTAGACCGGGCTCACGTTGGCGCCAGCGTTGCCGACACCATTGAGAACGCCCATCTCGGGGATCTCACGCACGATCACGCCGTCATAGACCAGATCGCCATCCCGGAAGAGCGGGTTCGACTTGCCGCGCTCCATTGCATCGCGATGCAACGTCGTCAGGTTTTCCTTCAGGTCGCGGAAGGCCAGCGAGTTGGCGAACATCACGTACCACTCTTCCTCGTCCTCCACCATGTACGGGCGGATGATGGGGGTGGCGGTCTTGGCGATGCGCTTCATCAGCGACACCACAGGAGCGGAGAGCTTCTGGGCCGCTGCCACGGTCGCCAGAGCGGTGGCATGCGTGGAGTTGTAATTCGACCGCAGGGTGCCGAACAGAACGCGGTCGCTGTTGTTGGCGTTCCAAGCGTTCTTCTGGGCAGCAGAAGCCGAACCGTAGGTCACGAAGTTGCCCGTGCCGGCGTCATAGATCTGGCCGAGGCCAGTGATGATGTCGGTACGCAGCTTCTCCATCGCCCACGACTTGAGCATTGCCTTGGAGGCGCCGCGCATGTCGATCTCTGTCATCTGCTCTTCGTGGTCGGTGATCGCGACCGCGTGACGCAGGGTGTCCACAACGATGGGGAAGTTGTGGTTCGCCAGGGCTTCTTCGTTGCCCTCCAACAGGCCGTTGCCGGTAACGCCAGCGCCGGTGAGCTTGGCGACCAACGGAATGTTGATCGTGTCGCCCTTTTGCTTGGTCAGGTTCTCCTTGATCTGAATGATCGCGTTCTCATCCGTGCCCATGTACCGCGAGAAGCGGTTCTGGCGGACGTATTCAGCGAAGAACTCGGAATCCCACTGCTTTACACGGTTAGCGGTGGAGACAGTAGACAGTGCCATTTCTTACCCTTTCGGGCCTCTTACTTGCGTCGTTTCGAGGCCAAGATCTCATCGAGAGACGGCGGGCCTGCGTATGTGGGCGGCGTTTGACCGCCGACAGCGCGGGCACTCGCCAGCGAGTCGGAAGCCGATGCAAGACGCGCCTCTTTGACCTGTTCCTGTTGCTGTGCCTGAAGCTCCGCGAGAACCTTCTCTCGAATGCGCTGTTCGTAGCTCTTCGGGTCTCCGATCTCTTCCATCGCTTTGAGCTTTTTCCCCATCTCGTAGGCGAACAAAGCCGGGTTGCCTGACTGCCGAAGCTGGCCGATCAGGTACGGGTTTTGTTCCGCTTGTGAAATGAAGAAGTCGCGCACGTCGTCGTAGTCCTGGAACTGGGTCCGAAGGACGTACTCCGCGGTATTGAGGGCCATGTTCATCACCGCCTGGTGCGCAACCTCCGGGGGAGGCTGAACGGCCTGTTGTGGCTGTTGTGAGAACTGCGCCCGCATCTGCGCGAGCTGATGCTCTAGCTCTTGGCGCTTACGGCGCTCTTCAAGCACTGCCTTGACAGGGACATGCCCTTGAGGGGGCTCCTGTTCGGCGTGGGTCTGAGGGGCTACGGTCTCTTGCGCGGCTGGCGGCTCCGCAATTACGCCCTGTGCTTCCTGATGAACTGGCTCGGCCGGCACTTCTGCCTGCACTTGCTCATGAACAACAGGTTCGCTCCCAAGAAATCCTTCAAGCTGGTCCATACATTCCCAAAATCGCCCGATTCGTCGGCGTCACGTCTCGCCCGAAAGCCCGGCGACGGCATGAAGAAACCCGCCGAGGTTTCCCTGGGCGGGTCTTGTTGAGGAAAGCGGTTTAGATCGAGACCATCGGCGGCTGTTGGGCACGCATCTGGTTAAAGAAGGCATCCGCCTCGACGTTCAAGCGGTCTGTTTCGGCCTTGAAGCCCTCGATCTGCATCTTTTGGGCTTCTAGGCTCTTGTCTGCCTTCAGTTGCTGGTTCTCTTGACCCAACTGTTCGAGCTGTTGACCCATCTGAGCCATGCGCGGGTCCATTTGCTGACCACCGCCTTGGACCATTTCAATGATCTTGTCGCGGTCACGCAGGTTCGGCATCAGCTTGAGCATCACCGGCAGCGGGATCGGCTGCCCGGAGGCTTGAACCGCGTTCATCACGGTCTCGAACTGCTCGCTTTGGAGGGTTGCGAGGTCCGGCCCTTCATCGATGATGATGTCCACGTCGAGTTCAACGATGGGGTTATGAGTGCCCACCACCTGTTGCAGCCGCGGATCGCCCATCGCCTCAGGAGGAATCTCGATCCCCTCACTCTGGAGCTGATCGGCCACCGTGATAGGCACATTCAAACCGACCCACTTGAGCTTTTCGTCGCTGTCAGTAACCCGAACCCAGACTTCATTGGTCCAGAACTGCCGAACGCACATCCACAGCTTGCGATAGATCCGCTTTTGCCAGAACCGCAAAGCATCCACAAGCGGCTCAATCTCGACGTAGCCGCCTTGCTGCTGGAGTTGGATCGCTCGACCTGAGGGGTCACCCCCCTGTTTGCCCTGCATTGCCGCGTTCGGACCCAGAAGGTCCATTTCGGCTTTGGCCTCCTGGAGCAGTTCAAACTGTCCACGAGCCATGTCCCCCGTTGGGAGAACTTCAAACCGCTTCCCTGGGGCGACTTCGATGTGTCCATCCGGCTTTGAAAGCTCGGTCTTGGCCTTCGTCACCCCGCCTGCATCAGCGAAGGCGCCCTTGTCGCTCAACGTCTGCCGCACATTCAGCAGATGGAGCATCTTGGAGCGGCGCTTGTTGATCTCGTCTTGGGGGGAAATCATCTCCTTGGCGAGACCATAGCGGTTGTTCTCGCGGTCCACGTAAGCGGACTGGAACACCATCGGGCAATCCGGGTTGCCGTCTTCGTCGGTCAGCCACGATTGTTCGGGATCGCGTAGATATCCCGTGCGCGTGAACGTGGCGCGCATCCACACGCCGTTTTCCCGGTAGCAGACTTGGGCGACACGGACGCGCTTGCGCTTGGAGTCGGCCCACATCATCCGCGGGCGGTCCTCGTAGGTCTCGCTTGTTGGGGTTGAGGTACCGAGGCAGCTCGTCAGGACGTCCTCTTTGCCCGGATAGCGCTGCTTTGCGTCCTCCAGGTCCATCCACACGACAACGCCCAAGTACTTGGCATCCCGGAAGTCGTCAAAGCGGCTGTGAGGATCGAAGAAGATGCGATCAAACGGCAGGAACTCGACACGGATCTTTGGGTGGTTCTTGCCCTTCTCTACCAGGATCTCAGCCGCACACAATCCCTCTACAAGCAGGTTGTCCCAGGCTTCGGAGCGGACCCGATCAAAGTCGCTGTCCTCGCAGACGAAACGAAGGGCATCGGTCGCCGCTTCAGCGGTCTTCTCGTCGCTCGGGTTCCTTGGGAGTGCTTTCGGGTCGGTTCTCTGGCGCTTCTCGACACCCTTCAAGAAGTCGATCTTCCGCTTCATGCGGTTGATCGTGATGATGGGCTGTTTGCGCTTCTTCAGCGCCTCGATCTCGGCGTCGGTCCACTGCTTGCCGTCAACGTAGTCGCGGCACGTCTCGGCGTCTTGGCGGGCTTCCCGAGTCAGTTCCTCGGCGGACTCGTACCACTGGACGAGCCGGGTCAACCCCTCGTCCTGTGTCTTGTCTACGCTGTACGCCATGTGTCGTCCTCTTCGGCATCGCCGAATGCGCGATCCCACCGATCCCGGGGTTTCTGTACTTCCGGCGCTTCCGCACCGATCAACTGATCCAACATCCGGCCAAACAGGCCCAAAACGTCCACTTGGTCATCGTTCGCCCCGACCGGGAAGGTCAGCAGCTCGGATTCCAGATCCGCCAGCCAAGGCGCGTTCTTCGGGAAGAACACCTTCCCCATTGCCATACGAGCCCGGATGCTTTGGGCTCGACTGGCTTTGTCCGTGAGGCTGGTGAACTGCTCCCGCGCGCAGTAGGTCTGCCGCTCATCCATCCTTCGCCGAATGAACGGGTCAAGGCTCTTGATGATCTGGCCCTGTTCTTCGCCCCAGGTGAGCGGGTTCCACTTCTTCACCAGATCGAGGAACACCTCGACCCACACGTCCGAGCTGGTCTGGTGTCGCCACCAGTCAGTGATGTAGAGGTTCCCGGCGTTGTCAACCGCCCCAATGCCGTGGACGGTGTAATCCCCGCCCTTGGCCGTGATCGCGTAGTCACTCGCCCCGTAGTACGTGACGTGCTGCGGCAACGTCTCGTAGTAGCGGAACCATTCCTTCTTGAAGTAGTCGCCGCTCTCTGGTGTCGGCCTCTGCTGATACAGCGCGGACCAATCACGCGAACCAACCGCGAGCCGAATTCGCTCCAGCGCCTCCCGGCTGTACTGCTCGGGCCATAGCGGCTTCTCACCGTCTAGCGCCGGAAGCTCCAGCACCTCCCAGCCTTCGTGCGCGTGCTCTTTCAGCAGCCAGCCCGAAAGGTCGTCCTCGTGCCAGCGGGTCTGAATCACCACCACCCGAGCGCCAGGCATCAGGCGGGTGTAGGCCGTTGAGGTGTACCAGTCTTTGATGCGACGCCGGACGATCTCGCTGTCCGCCTCTTCCCGGTTCTTCACCGGGTCATCGATCAACAGCAGGTGGGCGCCCCGCCCCGTCAACGGCCCGCCCACGCCAACCGCGTAGTAGGCGCCACGCTGGGCCGTTCCTACTTCAAGGCCGCCCTCGACGTGGAAGCGCTTGACGCTCTGGCTGTCGTCAGCCAGCTTCACGCCGGGAAAGATCGCCGAGTAAGACGGGTCAGCAATTTGGAGCTTGACCTTGCGCCCGAAGTCGTCAGCCAGCTCCTGCGCGTAGGTCGAGGCGATCACGTAGTGATCCGGGTTCCTCCCCAGGTACCACGCTGGGAAGAACTCGCTCGAGAGCATCGACTTCCCGTGACGTGGCGGCATGAAGATCATCAGCCGCTTCGTCTCTCCCCGCTCTACCCTTTCCAGCGCCCTGGCAATCAGCCTGTGATGCGCTGCGTCTTTGTAGCCGGGCCACTGATACGCCGCATAGGCGATCAGCCTGGAAAAGGCGAAGTCTTCAGGAGTCGGCGCGTTGAGCTGCGCGGACTGCCGCATCTCTCTGTTCTTTGCTCAACCCCACCACCTCAAGCGGGTTGTCCGGGTCGCCGCTGATCGTGATGGCGGTCAGATCAGGCAGGCTCTTACGCAGAAGGATCTCGATTGCCTTCATGCGCGTCGGGCTCAGGTCGTGTTCGCCGCTAAGTGCATGATCCTGCAAGACATTCAGGAGTTGACTCACCTGGATCTTGCGGCGCACGTCCTCCTGGTGGAGTTTTCCGATTGGTCGTCCCATATTGCCCCCGGCGGCGGAGCTTGTTCGCCCGTAGATGCGCTAGTGCGCGGATAGGCGCCCGGGCCATGAAGCGGCCACTTGATCAAGGTACGTCTGAAACGCAGTGCGATCAGGCCCGGGCATTCGGCTGGGCGTGAGCCCAAATGAGAAAAGCCCCTGCGTCCGTGAGAACGAGGGGCCTTTTTCGAGGTGGCAGGGGTCAGTCTGCCAGATTTGCGCAGAATAACCGCACGTCCTGGTAGGTGTCAAGCACTTGGCGCACTTTTTTTCGATCCATGTCCGCCTCGATGATCGCCAGCGCCTCTTTCAGCCACCTCAGCCAGGTGTCATCCGACCTCGACACCTCCCCATCGATGGCGTGTTTCGCCCACGGCTTGAAGTAGCGGACGACGGCTAATCGGTGGTTTTGCTCCAGCGCCTCAATGGCTTTCTCGGCGTCGGTGAAGTCCTGTTCACAGAATCCGGTCGGCTCAAAGCTCCTGGCTCGGCCGGGAATGCCGTCTTTGAGCATCGGATTCACCGAGTAGTAGCCGATCCCCCGCGAGCGGTTGCGGTCGTCCCGCAGAGCCCACTGGTTCAACAGCCCAACCAGCCACCGGGGCTCCAGCTTCGCGGGGCGGCCCATTACGCCTTCCCCTTCCGCCGCTCCAGCTCGATCAGCAGATCCACGTAGTGCTTGATCTTCTCCAGGTCTTGCACCCCGCCTTTGTCTCGCCAGCGGGTGATGTACTTCACCACACTCCCCTCGATAAACGGCAAACCGTTGGCGTGGATGTACTCGATTGGCTGGATGGCGCGGTCCTTGTAATGCCCGCCTCCGATCTGGCGATCGAGCGCCGGCATGACAACCGCGGTTTGGATCGTCGGCCCCCAGCCGGCCGCACCTTTGAGCGGACCTCCTTGAATCGGGAGTTCTTCGGAGGAAATCTCGGGGAACTGAATCTCACTCATCCTTCGTCTCCACGATTGCGGCGAGCGCCTGCTCTACCGACTCCACTACGATCACTTGGCCCTTCCAGGCCGCGTGCCACGTCTCTTGATCCGGGGTGAGCTTTCGAGCGCCTGGGGGTTTGGAGCCGTCCTTGATCTCGAATGCGAAGTTCTTCCCACGGAAGCCAACCAGAAGATCGGGGCAGCCACTCCCCACCGCCGCCAGGCTCTGCACCGTCGCCCCGCATCGGATCAGCGCTCCGACGATGAGCGAGTGATTGGCGTCAACCCTCGCCGCGCGACGCATGCCGCTCCTTAATCCGCCGATACATCACCTTCACCGCCTTGTGTGCTTCTTCCCACTTGGCTCCGTACAGCCCCTGGCACGCCAGCTCTACGTGCTTTGCGTCTACCTTCCCTTCTGCCCACCTGTGAGCGAGGTTTCTGCACATGCACTCAGCACAGGCCAGGGATGGAGCGATGGGGCGGCCGTGAACCTCTGATTCGTGGCAGGCGTCGCAAATGGTCATGCGATCACCACGAGTTCCACCGCCTCAATCACCGCCCAGGCGAGAACGCCCCAGACGAACAGGCACCACATGACGGTTTTCATGAAGCGGCTCATGTCCGAATCCCGTACTTCGCAGCCAACCCAAACGCCGGGGGGCTCGGGATCACCTGCACCTTGACGTGGTCGGGGATGATCGCCGGGGCGTCGTCTTCCCACTTCGGGCCGACATACTTCGGGATGTGGACCGCACGGACTGCTGGCGGCTTCGGCGGTTTTGGTGACTTCGGCGCCTTAGCGACCTTCTGCCGCACGACCTTGGCCCGCTTGCGGTTGTTCTCGCGCTTCTTTTCCTTCTTGAGCTTCGGAATGCTCGCCTCGTAGACCATCGCTTCGGCCGGGTCAGCGAAGAAGCGGCGCAGTTGTCGATTCCCGGCGACGTAGAGCTTTCCCGCTTCTGCCAGGTGACGTGCCGAGTCCCGGACTTGCGCGGCCGTCAGGTCCGGGAAGTCATACGGGCTACATCCACCCTGCTGAGAAGCCGCGGCGAGGATGCGCTCCCCTTGGGTGACACGGGGAACACGCTGGTACGGCTTGCGGTGGTTGCGGTCCCAATTGCGCTTGCGCTCCAGGTAGCGGGCCTTCAGCTTCTCCCGATAAGCATCCGCGTCCTCTTGGCGGATGAATGCCCGGGTGTCCTTGCGAACCCCTACCTTGAAGATTTTTTTAAGCCTCTTCAGTCGGTAGAACGCATCGGCCACCTTGCGCAGACCGAAGTCCAGCAACTCATATTGGCCAATCCCTTCAGGCCGGGCAGCCCCAGCTAAGACAGCATCCCAAAGACCGGATTTCTTCATGCGCTCACCTGTGCGGCCAGTTGTAGAGGGTCATGGAATCGGCGTGCGGGCTCTCCACGAACTGCTGAGAGCCCTTGTGGAACCACAGTTGCACGGTCCCTTCCCACTCGCCGTTGCGCTGTTTCCGGCACAGAAGCGCCGCGTCGGGCTCCGTGTCCTGAACCTTGTTGTTGGTCTTTTGAAGCTCAAGCTCTTTCTGCTTGTTCCGCCACACCAACATCACGTTGTCCACCTGATCGGTGATTGCCCCGGTCCCCTTGATGTCGGACTTGTCGGGCATCTTTCCTTCCGTCTCCAGCTTCCGCAGGTGATGGATCAGATGGACGTGCATCGCGTAGTCCCGAGCGATGGCGGTCAACTCATCGACCAGGGCTTTCTGCCCGTTGTAGTCGTCCTCGCCCTTCACGCACTTCATCAAGCTATCGAGGAAGAAGTGCTTGATGCCGAGTTCTTTCGCGCAGTAGCGGATGACCGCAATCACCGTGTCGGTGTTGACCGTGCCCTGTTGGTCATAGAGCCAGAGCTTGTCAGTCGTCCAGGCGCCGAACTGCTCGTAAACGTCCCGGTAACCCGACAGGTCTGCGCCGTCCCATTCCTCCTCAGGGGCATCCCCGCCCCACTGGCGCACCATCCGCTCCAGGGTCTTCCTCGGCTTCATCTCGAAGCTGGCGATGCACACCCGCTCGGATTGGGTCACGAGGCTTGCTGCTAGCTGGCCCGTCACCAAGCTCTTGCCGTGGCCGTTGACGCCCGCCCACAAGGTCACCTCTCCTGGTCGGAGCTGGAACAGCTTGTGGGTCTTGTCCCAGGGCAGGTATGAGCGTGGCTCCTGGCGCTTCTTTCCGAGGGATGCGATCAGGTCTTGGACGTAATCGCTCGCCGCGCGCACCTTCTGCGCGGCTTCCGTCTCCCGCAGGTACAGCGAGAAATCGATGGTGTCCGGGGTGATGATGTTCATTGCAGCGCCCCTTCGGTGTCGAGAATCTGGATTTCCTCGGGGAGTCGTCCGGGATGGACAAACCCGACCACTCGGCGAGCGCCGGCCTTCTTCGCCGCCTCGATCACCTCGGCCACTCGCTCATGGCTGCTGCCGTTGACGAAGACCAGCAGGCCGACAACGCAGCGAAGGTCAAGCAGGCGAACCGAATCGGACGGCTCCACGACGAGGTGTGCGTGATCCGGGCTCCACACCTGCCATTCGCGCCAGAGCTTCGACGGGCTGGTGTCGATGTGAACGTCCTTGGGAGCCCAGCCCTGCAGGCGCATGGCGAACAACGGTTCGTGGCCCTTCATATCGCCCCCGCCCACTTGCTGCCGCCGTCCGTTGGCGGCTCGTTGCGAACCCACTCGGCCTCGAAGGATTGCCACCCACGCTCGGCTGCCTTCCGCACAGCGGCATCAAGGCCCCACCCTGCCTTTCCGGCTTCGCGCTTGATCCCCGCCCATGCGAGCTGGGACAGCGGCGCCCTCTTTCGCTTCCGAATCGCCAGGAAGGCGTATGCAGCCTCTTCGCTGACGCCTTCGGCCTTGAGGTCATCGACGGTGAGTGCGGAGGGCAAAGCCCGAGGCGCCTTCTTATCCTGTTTCTGTTCCTGTTCCTGTTCCTGGTTAGGCAAGGGTTTCGGAAGGGTTGCGGAAGGGTTCGCCGCGGCGGAGTCGCTGTCGATCAGCTTTTGGGTCGCCTCACCTAGGAAACGAGCCCTCCAATCACAGTTTTCGGGGACTTGGCTGGAGCACTTCAAGGCCGCCTTGCGCTGGTTCGGGTTCTCTGGCGGATTCCAGTCCAGATGCTTGATGATCCAGACCCATTTCGTCGTTTCGCAACGGTTAGCGAAACCGTTCCGTGACAGTTCCGCAAACCCTTCCCGAACCCTTTCAGGCGACCAGCCAAGATCCTCGGCGGCATAGCCATCAGGAAGACGGAAGACGCCAGCAATCGTGTTGTGCTGGCAGGTCATGAGATAGAGCGCCAACAACTTGCCGTCATCGCTCAATGCGGCGATGGTGGAGCTGGCCCAAAACTGGGAATGAACCTTGCCGTAGTCCCTCACAGACCCAACTCCTTAGCCAGTTCTTTACAGAACGACTCGATCTGTTCCGGCGTCGCGTTCGGGTTCTGATTCAAGAACTCGTTCTTCATGAGTACGTAGAGGGCTTGCTTAGACATGGCTATGGTCAGCCGGCCTAAGCGAGGGCGGAAGAGAACACAGCGGGGAAATGCTGTGGATACGTTGTGGGCAGCGCAGCCAGCCACGTCGCACAAAAGTGCGTCTTCAGGTTCCCGCTCTGGAACGCCTTGGCACGCTGGCGGGTCTTGTGGTTGCTGTTGAGGTACTTCCTCCACAGCGGGTCGTGTTTGCGGCCACGAACTGCGATCACGCGGCCCTGGCAGAACTGAGTGCCCAGCGACGTGATGCGGTAGACCACGTGCTTGCCGATCAAGCCGTCACGCTGGATCAGGCCGAGGCGCAACAGATCCTCGACAGCAGCTTTCACGGACGTTGCCGAGAAGCGGAAGTCGTCCCAATCCCGCAGAGGGGCCGGGCGGCCCAGCTCGTGCAAGTTGGTGAGGATCGGGCGCCAGACGCTCATGGTTTCCTCACCTTTCCGACGCTGCCCAAATGAAAGCCAGCGCAAAGCACGCAGCGGTAAACGTGAACACGTCCACCTTTGCGGTTGAGCCGTTCAGCCATGCGCCGGGCAAGCGCTTGTGTGTCGAATCTCTGTTTTCCATCACAGCTTTCCTCCCTACCCGGCGTGCGGCTCATTGCAAACGAGGGGAAGCAGCCGCCATCAGCGGCGGGAACTGCACGCCCTCGGCTTGCAATGCTTCGGATATCCGCATTGAGTACCACTGCCACAAGGCAACCGAGCGCGTCTCTTTGCAGAACGCCACCAGCGCCTCGCCGTGCAAACCGGCTTGGCCGTTGATGACCTTCGACAGATGGGACTCGCTCACACCTATGCGTCGGGCCAGGGCCTGCTGCGTGAAGCGCGAATGCAAAATCGCCTCTGCAATGCAGTCCTGAAGCGCTGAATAACGCAGGTCGTCGGGGTGCATGTAGTGCAGCGGTTTCCGCGGCTTCTCTGCGCATTCCTCGCGTTGACGCGAAGTTGAGGTCACGATGTCTCGCATGAGGACTTCTCCTGGTAGGTCAGTGATGAATGAAGGAACCACGCGCCCCAGCCGGCCCGAAGCAGGGAGGGCAGGAGGAGGGGGAACGGACCAGCATCGACTGCCGGCGCGTGGTGAAAAAGGTGCCCGAGCACATGCGGGTGAACTGCCCAGAAAGCTGAAGGGGGTGCATGGCTCGGGCGTTGACGGTTACTTGCCGGCCGGGTACTGGCGGGCGAAGGTTTCTTGCAACGGCGCGATGTCGTACCAGCGCGACCGCTCGAAGACGTATGTGCGAAGTGCTTGCTTCTGGCGTTCGGTCAGCGGCTTGTCGTTCAGCGGCTCCACCTTGGCACCGAGCTTCGGCAGAGGGTCGAGGGCGTCTAGATCACGCATGTCAGGTCTCCAGGGCAAGAACTTGGTCAACAAAGCTTTTCCATTCGCTCTCGTGCCAGTAGTAGGACGATTTGCGGTCGGGGCTGGCGATGTAGTCTTTTGCGTCCTGGAGGTTGTCAAACCACTTGATGTCGCGCTCCAACCCCTGGATGAGTTCCTCAACAGCGCGATAGCTGTTGCACGACTGAAGCGCATCGCAACCGCTGCACGATCCCCAGCCGAAGTTGAGGAAGCCGAAGCGCCCGCCACTCTTCAGAAGGACGCGCGTATCACCCGAATAGTCGTTGTCATCAACTTGCACGAGCACATCGCCGAACGACTCGACGATGGGCTGGTAGTCGCAAAACCAGTGGCGGTAGATGCCGTCTCGCGGCGGGTACAGCCGCCTAGCCCGGGAGTCGTCGAAATCCTCGCTGGGGAGCTTCATCGCTCACTCCTTGGAAGGACCGTCACGCTTGGTGATGCGGCGGTCAGTGGGGAGCGGCCAGACGTGGTGATCGGCCGCAGGGATGCGGGGTTCTGTGCTGGCCGCGGGGGCGTCGGCTTTCTTCGAGGCAGCGGGCTTCTTGAGGTCGGGCCAAATCTGGCTGTAGTCGTCAGGCCGCAGATCCGCGCGCTTGACCATTCCGCCGCTCTCCCGCTCGATAACTACCGCGAGCGCAGGGCTCGCCTGTCTCCGGCCCTGGCGGGCAGCAAGCTGGTGCAGGTAAACCTCAGAAATGCCGCACTTGCCCGCGAACTCGGCCACGCCTCCACGAGGAAGGGTGTCTAGGTATGCTCGAAGTTCCATTTGGACTATGCAAGTTGCGCAGTGCTGGACTGAGCATAACGCATAGTCTGCCCTTATGCAAGTCGCGTAGGCTTGCCGGCATGACGGAGGATGGAGAACGGGACGAGAGGCCCTATCGCGCGTGGAGGCGCGAGCGGCTAAAGATGCTTCTTGCTGAAGCGGGCGGGCCGCAGAAGCTCGCCGCCCTATGCAATACGGTGGACACGCATCTGATCGCGATGTCCAAAGGGCGCCGGAATGTAGGCGACGAGTTGGCTACCAAGCTGGAAGCCAAGATGCAAAAGCCTGTCGGCTGGATGGATCAGCCGCTTGAGGTTGACGGCGCGCCAGCACTGCCGCCCGAGATCATGGAAATCGCGCGACGGCTGAACAACATCGAAGACCCGCTACTGAAGCGGATCGCCATAGCGCAGTGCGCTAGTGTTGCTTTTGAGATTGAGGACGAGCACCGACTTCGAACTGTCGAGCAGGAAGAAGCTCCGGAACCACTCCCCCCAGCCACTCCCACAAAGACCGCGAAGCATCGGTGAAGACCAGGCGGGTTCTGCCGGTCGCGCCCATGCGCTTTGCGTAGCGCTTGACCAGCTCCCGCTGCGGTTCGCTGGCAAGAACACCAGTCGCCACCTCCAGCCCGCTCGCCAGCTCGGCTTCCGCCATCTGGTCGATTTGGGCCTCGCCCATGACCAAGACGCACCGCCGCAGATCAATGAGGCACTTCACAGCGTTGGCCTGCCGAAGGTCCGCCAGGATGCGCTGCCGAAGTTCATCGGCCTTCTCCACCGTAAAGAAGCCGCCCACCTGCACGATGAGCATCCCGCCGCGCCGGGTGATTTCAAACTCGTCCATACCGCTCATGCCCACTCACTTTGTTGTACTGTAAATGTATCCAGTACGCTAGCTCACCGCGTGAGCCACAGGGCCGGGCGAGTCTTCTATCGACGCCCAATCGTGTACTAGGTCCGAGGCGTCAACCCCAAGATTAAGGGGTGAAAGCGCCCCAATTCGTGAGCGGTCGTAACGATCTACCGCGAGCGGCACAGCTTCACCTCGACGCGGGTTTTCTCTTTGTGCTCGGGGATCGATAGCCATTGCAGGTTCGACACCTCGTCTTTGCCACCGCAGATGAGGCTTTCCCGGTGATCGACGTGATAGCCCGGACAGGCGCCTCTCGTCTTCCCGGTGCTCGGGCAGGGGTTCAGGCGGCGGAACTCTGCTTTGACTGCGGGGGAGCGTGCAGAAGCGCTGGACTGCCCGGCCGCGGCCATCAGCGCCAAGGCGCTTGCAAGCCCGGCCACCGCAAGTCGGTTTGGGCCTTGTGCTGACATCTATAAGGCTCCGCGAATTGCCCCGTTTGCACGCCACGGCAGGCCCACACCATCTGCATGCGCTCGCCGTAGAAAAGATCCCAGTCCCAGTCAAAGTCTTGGCCGGTGGCCTGCGATCCACCAATCCTGCCCTTCTTGGCCTGCGAAGCGATCAACGCGAGTGCGGCGACTCCCAGGACGATCGCCCCAACCGTTTTGGCTTTCTGCTCCGCCTCGGCTACTAGCTCGACGCACGACGCGGCAGTAAGGCCCCGAGCGGCCATATCTTCCATTGTTTCGCTGTGCCAAGACCAATCCGCGGCATTCATTGCGGCCCGGGAAGCGCGGCACACCTCCAGATCAGATAAGCCCGCCTTGTTCTGCCTGTAGTGCTCGGGGGTAGTCGCGCACCCGGCCACCATCGCCGCGACCACAGCCGCGGAAATCGTTTTCCTCATCCCTCACCTCCGCCTCCGACTGTAGTCACACGGAATTAGAGGCGCCACTCTAATTTGTCTTCTGGCTATGCATTCTGCTTGCCTTGTGACTGCGCATGTTGCATAGTTCAGCCATCGACTCGCAGGAGAGATGGCAATGCAAACCGACATCCCGATCCCCGCTCCGTGGAAGCAGAAGCAGAGCGCATGTGACCGCGTTCTAGATCGGCTGGAGGCGCAGGCTGACGCCTACGTGGCGAAGGTGGGCGGCGGCGATCTGGCGCGCCTGGCCTATCTCGTGGGCCTGCTGCGCGGACAGCTCCGCAGCGCCTTCTACACGGTGCAAGACCTCCAAGACGAGATCAAGGTGCTGACGGCTCCCGAGCCTGAGCCGTGTGAGGACTGCGCGGAGATCTCCGCGAGCTTTAACCGCGTCATGCACTGCCATTCGTGCAAGACCAAGTTTCGGGAGGCTGCGCTGTGATGGAAGCGAAGCACACGCCAAGCATCAAGCAGATGCGCGCACGCATGAACAGCGGCCATCGTGCCGTGCTTCTCGCGGCACGCGACGGGAAGCCACTCAAGGCAATGACGGTCGGCGATGCCCGTGGCCTTGTGACGTGCCGCGCCACGCTCCGCGGGTGGGGTGCGCTTGACGGAGACAACATCACGGCAGTCGGCCGCGCGCTGCTGGACAAATCCGGTCGTCAGACGCTCGCTGAGTTCCGCGAAGCGAATCCCGGCCTCCGACGTGACGACCGGCCAGGGGGTGCAGTGTGAGCGCCCTCCTCGATTCAGTCTTGCCCTGCCCCACACCCGAGGCAATGCAAGCACCCCGGCCCTTCTTTCTCTCTGCCCTTCAAGTCGAAGGCATGGATGACATGGCGGGGATTCGTTTGGAGTTCTGGCGCACGTCCCAGGGTGTGGACGTGGTGGCTATCGATCAGCAACGCAACGTGCGCCAAGTTGGCGTGATTTGGGAGACAGCATGAAGCGCAACTTCACTGAGACGCCCGAGGCGTGGATGCGCGCCCATCGGGTCTATCAATCCCCCGCTGACTACGCCTCGCCTGTTGAGGTGTTCGCCAGCAAGGGCCACGCAGCAGCGACCTATGTCGGCGTTGTCGTGATGGCGGTTCTTGCGGTTCTTCTCTTGGCGGGAGCGATGTGATGAACGACCGCAACGCTCACTTCGCCATGGTCGAAACCGTCAAGACCCGCGAGCTGTACGCCCAGCGCCTGACCGTTGTTCTCGGCTGCGGTGGTAACTGCAACCAAGGTCGCCGCCCCTGTGACTGCTGGCCCATGTGGGGAGAGATGCCCGGGGGTATGTGCCATGTCCCCGCACCGCTCACCTGGAAGCAGCGCCTCGTGGCTTGGTGGTCTAGGCACGTTGTCGGCGACGAGGTGCATTGATGTACTGCACCTACTGCGGATGCTCGGTGGATCTGTTCTGCCGGGCTTGTGGGGAAGCCCATCTGATGACGGCGCAGGAGTTCTACGCGGAACACGGCGAATGGCCCGAATCGTATGAACCCGACCCAACGACGGATGACTTGAAGGCGCTGGAGGCGATCTATGAAGCCGCTACCGGCAGCGAACCTCGGGCCTGACTGGACACAGGAGTACGAATATGAGAACCAGCGAATCAATCAGCAAGATCAGCCAGGCGCTAGTGAAGGCGCAAGGGGCGATCACCTTCGCGGCGAAAGATGCGGTGAACCCGCACTTCCGCAACAAGTACGCGGACCTTCCCGCAGTGATCGACGCGATCAAGCCGGCCCTGAACGCAAACGGCGTCGCCTTCATTCAACTACCGGCCCCAAGCGACCCCGGCACCTTGGCTTTGACGACCCGTTTGCTTCACGAGTCGGGTGAGTGGATCGAGTCAATGGCGGTTGTGACGCTGCCGAAGAACGACCCGCAGGGGTACGGCTCGGCCATCACATACCTCCGCCGCTACTCGCTGGCCGCCGCTGTTGGCTTGTATCAAGACGACGACGACGGTAACGCGGCCAGCCAGCCGCCGAAGCAGACCAAGCGGCCGACCGGCGTCATGAACGACGTATTGAACGAGTCCCCGGCCATCCCTGCTGTGCGGGAACAAGAGCTTCTGAAGCTGTGGGAAACGGTCAAGGGCGACTTTGAAGCCTACGGCCCCCAAGCGGCTTTCGAGCGCATCGAGCAAGAGGGGCTGGATGACCTGGAAAAGATCTTCCTTTCCAAGCTCATGCCCGCATCCACCCGCAACGCCATCAAGGCGTATTCAATCCAGTTCCACGCAAAGCAAAAGGCAGCGTAATGAGCAAGCAATACGACAACACCAACTCCGGCGTCCTCTTTAAGAACGACCGCAAGGAGAAGGACACCCACCCGGACTACAAGGGTTCGATCAACATCGAAGGAGTGGAGTTCTGGTTGTCCGCCTGGATCAAGACGGGTCAACAGGGCAAGTTCATGTCTCTTGCGGTCAATGTCAAGGAACAGCAGGCCGAGCAGCCAAAGCGCCAGATGGGCGGCACCGAGATGGCGAAGCGCGCCTACGGTCGTGACGAGGGTTCCGACATTCCCTTCTGATGCTCTACCCGAAGACACGGCTACTGAGGTCAGAGGCGTATAGAAGGTACGTCGCCTCTAAGCCGTGCTTCGGATGCGGTATCGAAGGGTTCAGCCAAGCAGCCCACGCGAATTTCGGCAAGGGACTAGGGATGAAGGTTTGCGACTCCAAGATTTTCCCCCTCTGCGCCCCTCACTTCGGGTTGATCGGCTGCCATCAGCAGCACGACAACTGTCTCGACATGAGCCGGGATCAGCGACGAGAGCTAGAGGCTGAGTACGTCGAACGAATGCAAGAGATGGCCGAGCGGGAAGGCTGGGACATGGAAACGCTGAAGAGGACGCGATGAAAGTCACCCAGAAGCTAGTGAACCCACAGCAGGCATACAAGGTCTGGTCCGACCTATGGAGCCAGATCAAGGGCGAAACCCTCCAGGGCCATCGACTGGAAGTCACGGTCAAGCCCGAGCGCCGCAGCCTGGATCAAAACGCCAAGTTTCACGCGCTCTGCCAGGACGCCGAAAAGGCCGGCTTGTGCTGGGCCGGAGCCCCGAGAACGGCCGAGCAGTGGAAGGTGCTGTTTGTCTCCGGGCATGCCACCGCCACAAAGCAAGGGGCTGAAATCGTCCCGGGACTTGAGGGCGAGTTCGTGAATATCCGCGAAAGCACTGCCGCGATGTCCAGGCAGAGAGGCTCCAGTCTCATTGACTACACCGTGGCGTTCCTGGCTATGCATGGGGTGACACCCAGCAACGCCGCGGGCCGAGGCTAAACATTCCAGAACGCCTAGGGCCGCAGGCCCGGGTTAGCTCCCACGGGAAACCACATATGACCCAAGACCGAGAAGCGCTGGCAGTCACCCGAGAGCAGGCGCTCGAAGCGCTGGAATCGCTCGATGACTTCGCCCGCATGAATGTGTCGGTGGACCCGGTCGGGCCGCGAGAGACTCTGCGCCGGTTCATCGAGTCCGCCGCCCTCGCCCAGCAGGAGGCAGCAGAACCGGTGGGCTTCCACGATAAGGACCAGCCGGAGGGCATCGCCTGGTGCCCCGGCTACCCGGACAAGCTGCGGGACATAACGCCCCTCTACACCACCCCACCAGCACCACAGCCCGCAGGGGCGGGGGCGATTCCCGCAGGCTTCGCGCTTGTGCCGCTTCGCCCGAACCGCGCCATGGAGCGCGTGATGCAGGAGGAGGAATGGCAGTGGGCGGACCTTCTGGCCGCGGCCGGCACTGTCTCGGAAGAAGACTGTGAAGCTGCCGCCCGATCCACTCCCACCCCTGCAGCACAGGGGCTGACGGATGCGCAGATTCGCGCGGTCTTCCTAGCGAACGGCTTCACGATCAAAGAGGGCTGCGACGACCTGAAGCCCTACGTCTATCAGGCTGCGCGGGCCTTGTTGGCCCTCTCCACACAACAGCAGGAGCAGGCATCGTGACCCTTGCCGACATCCTCCGCATCCAGCGCCAGGCCCGCGCAGACCTGGCCGCGCTTGCGAAGCTGTACCCCGGCGCGTTTGACAAACAGGGCCGCCCACTGGTCGCAACGCTGCGCTGGCCGGCGAAGGAGCACACATCATGACCGACGCCACGAGAGAGGCGCTGCGCGAACTGCTGGCAGCGCTTGACGCAAAAGACCTGGAGCGGGCTCATGTCGCAATGGGTGGAGCGCGCGTCGCCCTCGCCACCACCGAGCAGGCACCCGCAGCACCGCCTGTTGGCGTTGACACGATCCCCGTGCTGCGTGAATCCCTGGCGCACGCCGCAAAGTGGCGCGAATGGGAGGGTAAGCAGGCACCCGCAGCACTGACGGATGAGCAGGTGCTCGCCATGCGCTCGGAGTTCGGCTGGGCGAAAGAGACGATCCGCCGCATCGAGCGCGAGGTGCTGCGCCTGATTGACGCCGCCCCCTCAGTGCCCGAGCAGGCAGAGCAGCCGGCAGTGGCGAAACACGCCGTCGGCTGCCTCTGGGAAGGCACCGCAATTCGCAGCGCGAGCGACATCGTGAACTGCTCTTGCGTCACCCCCACAGCACCCGCACAGCCGCCCTCGGCGCAGGGGCAGGAGGCGTTGACGGACGACCAGGTGGAAGAGGTGCTGACGCATGCCCGCGTGCTGTTCCGTCAGTGCGCCAGCGGTCCGCGGGGCCAGCAAATCATGCCCAGCGATTCGCTGGACTATTGGATAGTCCGCGCCACTGAGCGACGCCTCTCTGGCGCACAAGGGGGTGGGGTGTGAGCAGGTGGGCAGACGGAAAGCCGACCACGCTTTTAGCGGCAGCAATGGACGCTGATCTATGGCTGGAACTGGTCGAGACGCAGGTGGACAGCGGGCGGTGGAAGTTCGCGGCCCAAGACAACCGCGCCAAGTTGGCCGGGTGTAGAGAAGCGCTTCGGGACCAGATACGAAGAAGTCTCGAAGCCGAGCGGGCCGCAGACGCAGGAGCCCCCAAATGAGCACCGACAAGACAGGGAGCCTTCGCAGGATCGTCCGCACGCAGAGGCTGCTCGCCGAGCTTGGGCATGCGGATGTGCTGGAAGCGCTTGAAGAACTGCGCCAGCTACGCACCTCCCTCTCCCAGCCTTTGGGAGCCGGACAGGTTCAGGGCGCCTCCCCTTCGGGGACCGCGCTATCCGCTCCAGCCGCTGACGCGGCGTCCGCTCCTATCGCTGGCGCGGCCTGCACACACCCGTGCGGTGATTCGGCATGCCGGGAGCAATGCAAGAACGACCCATCAGGGCTGTGCATTGGCGGCGAGCGTTGCAGTTGTCCGCCAGGATCGGTGCTGCGCATGAACTGCGCGCTCTGGACGAGAGATGTATGGAACTGGGCCAACGAGCTGAAGCCGGCAGACCTGCGCGAGGTTCTGTGCCACCGCTGGGACGGTGGGCGTCTTGTCGGCTGGTGGAACGGCGTGGCTTGGTTCTGTTGCGCAGGGCTAGTCCCCGAAGGGGCGATTGCCTGCTGGCGAGAGCTTCCAGACCCGCCGCCGGCCGCCGTCATCCAATCGCGCATAACCGAGCAAGCCAACGCCCCGGAGGCGAAATGGTGAACCGATACAGAGTGCGCCGCGGGCTCGGCGGCAAGGCGGTGTTGCAAGTGCTGGTCAACGGGCCAGCCTTCATCGGCGGTCAAGTCGATTCAAGCATTCGAGACCTCCGGTGGTGCGACGTTGACTTTGACCGCGCGCCGGCTTTGCTGGTTGACCAAGCGGACGTTGTACGGCTTCGCTCGCCTTATGAGCCGAATACCCAAGGAGTGCCAGATGACCGACACGGCTGAACTTGCCATGCTGGTGCGCGTGCTATGCCATCACCTCAAGAAGCACGACGCGCAAAACCAAGCAATTAGGCGGGCAACGGACTATCTACGGCGTCATGGGCTTTCGTCCCCGCTACGGGAAGCGCGAGGGATCGGAGCCGAAGGCCAAGACGCGCAGCGGCTTGGGGCGGAGCCCGCAGAGCCCGGCCACGGAGTGGCGCGCCCAGACCAGACGAGGGATCACCCATGAGCAGCACCACAGAGATCGCATCCCTACGGGAGAAGCTGGCAGCAGCCGAGGCCCAGGTGGAGGCCGAACGGAACCTGCTCCGAGGGGCGGTGCAGCACGCAGAGGATTTGGCCGCGAAGCTGTGCAAAGCCGAGGCTGATGCAAGGCGGTATCGCTGGCTGCGCTGGGAGCGTATGGAGGTGTTGCTAGCTACGTTCGACACGACCGACACCAGCGACGTAGGACTAGACGCCGCCATAGACGCCCACCTTGAACGGGGGGAGGGATGAGATGAAAACGGTACTCGCGCTTTTGATGATGAACGAGGGCCGCCCGGTAATGACCCTCAAGGACGTGGCCGACATCATGGGCATCACCGAACGCACCGCCGAGAACAAGGTGTACGCGCAGGAGTTCCCCATCCCTGTTTTCAAGCTCGGCAGCAAGTGGGTTGCTCACGTTCACGACGTGGCGAACCACATCGACGCGCAGCGCGCCGGTGCTATTACTTTGCTACAGCAGCAGCGTAAAGCCGCGTGAGCATTAGCACTTTTGTCCAATCCATCATCGGTGCCACCGACAGACGCCATGAGGCGTAAGTGCTTGATTTCTCAGCCATCGCCTCTGGTGCTGTAGCACTTCCGTAGCATGTTTGTCCAGTCTTTTGCACGCGCCAACACGTCCGTACACTGCCGCGTTGCTACGGGGAGTGCTACGGAAATGGCGTCGATCATCAGGATTGGGGAGAAGTGGCGGGCGCAGGTGCGGAGGAAGGGATTCCCGCCTCAGACGCAGACCTTCCCGACCAAGATTCTCGCGGAGAAGTGGGCGCGCAAGATCGAGACGGAATACGACTCTGCACGGGCCGGCGTCAACGCCAGCGGCGGCAAGGTCACTGTGGGCGCCCTGATCGACCGCTACTGTGACGAGGTGGGCAAGCTCAAGCCGTTCGGCCGAAACAAGGCGGACGTGCTCAAGAAGCTGCGCGAGTGGCTGGCAAAGGACGCCGCCACCACCCTAACCCCCGAGCGGCTGGTGACGTACATCACGGAGGAACGCCAGGTGTCAGGCGTCACGGCGAGCATCGATCTCACGTACCTGAAGGGGGTGCTGAAGATCGCCCGCGCGCTGTGGAAGTACCCGGTCCACCCGAGCGTGGTTGACGAGGCTCGGGACATCCTCAATCACATGGGGATGACCAGCCGCAGCGCCGAGCGTGACCGCCGCCCCACCGCCGAGGAACTGACGAAGCTGCGGGCGTGGCTGGGCGAGCACTCCAGCTCGCTGACGCCGGACATCATCGACTTCATCCTTGATAGCGCATTCCGGCCACCCAGCGAGATCGTGCGCCTACGGTGGGAAGATCTGAACCGCGAGGATCGAACCATCTTGATCCGCGACCGCAAAGACCCCCGGAAGAAGATCGGGAACAACCAGACGGTCCCCCTTCTCGGGCGGTGCATGGAGATCATCGACCGCCAGCCGAAAACCTCGCCGTTCATCTTCCCGGTCAACGGCGATAGCTGGTCGTCGATCTTCCCCCGGGCTTGTCGGGCCTGCGGGATCACCGACCTACGCCTTTACGATCTCCGGCACGAGGCGATCAGCCGGCTGGTGGAGTCGGGGAAGTACAGCATCCCGGAAATCATGCTGGTATCGGGACACAAAGACCCGAAGCAGCTCATGCGCTACACCCAACTGCGCGCGAAGAACCTGCACCGCTAACCTGGAGACACTGCAATGACTGACACAAGACAGATGCTGGAGGCAGCGGCACGGGCTGCGGGGCACAGGATCGAGGGCGACGCCGACAAGCTGGTTGTCTTCCCGGGACACAAGGCCGGCGGCCTCTCGATCTTCAACGAACGGGGCGGCAGCTCGCTCTGGAATCCGCTCAACGACGACGGCGATGCCCTGCGGCTGGCCGTGAAGCTGAAGATCACGCCGCACATCGACAACAACCTGACCGACGCAGAGAGCCACCTTGGCTTTTCGACCGAGGCGCACGGTGATAACCCCTACGCCGCCACCCGCCTCGCCATCGTCCGCGCCGCAGCCGCAATAGGGAGTACCGAATGACACAGACGACAGATTTGCGCGAATTGCTGGCCGAGATCGGCGGCTACCTGCAGGCCGCAGCGGACGGCAGCATGTCCCGCAACAACGCCGAGACCTTGGCTGCCGAGCTTTTCGAAGACGTCACGGCCGCCCTCTCCCGCATATCTGCTGTACCGAAGGGGTGGAAACTGGTGCCGGTGGAGCCCACAGAGGCGATGCTGACGGCTGCCGCACTTAAAGTAGACGAGTGGGCGGATTCCCGCCAGTATTGGTCCGCCATGCTTTCAGCCGCCCCACCCGCCACGATGCCCCAGGAGGTGAAAACATGACTACCCCCAATTCACTCACAGCCTGGCAGCAGCTTGTACGGAACTTCGCGGACGGGCGTCAAGTGTGCAACTGCGGCAACGCCTACTACTCCCCCTGTGGGGTGGGGATCGATAAGCAGGGACGGCATCGGACGGACATGCCCGCCTGCAGACACGGCTGCTCCGCTAACCAGATCAGCGCCCAGGAGGAGATCGCCTCGAAGATGTCGTTGCCCGAGGGAGGCGGGGCGGTCCGGGGCGAGTTCGGCATATCCTGATGGGGTGGGCAACCCGTCCTATCCCCCAGTCATCGGCCCATCACCTCCCGGGCCACCAGTCAGCACGCGCGAGTCGATGCTGGCCGCGCACATCGCCTGGCTGCGGCACCACCCCGACAGGCATGTCGTGATCGTCACCGGCGGCCGGGACTACGAGGACCGGGAGCGGGTGTTTGCTGCCCTCGATCTCGCGCACTCCCGGCGGCGGATCACGTTGCTGGTTCACGGCGCCTGCCCAACTGGTGCTGACGCGCTGGCCGACGAATGGGCCAAGGCGCGCGGGGTGGACGTGCAGCGGTTCGAGGCGGACTGGCGCGCGCTCGGTCCGAAGGCGGGGCCGGAGCGGAATCAGCGCATGGTTGCCGCGGGCGCGACCGGCGCCATTGCATTCCCGGGCGGCAGGGGCACGGAGGACTGCACCAGGCGCTGCGTGGCTACCGGGATCAAGGTGTGGCGTCCCTACCCAGCGCCGCAGCCCGGCACTCCCGATACAGCCCGATCAGCTCCAGAAGCTTCAGAGTAGTCCCGCCGAACGTGTCATCGGTCAGGGGCGTCAGTTCCGGGCAACTTGCTTCGATCAGGTGCTGACGCGGGTTGTCCCGCAATGGCGGCATTGATGTTGCGCAGGACGCTAGGGTCATGCTTGCACTCACGGTAAGCAGGCACTTGGATAACTTCACGCTGCACCTCTTGAGTGATCGTGCGGTGTTGAACCTTGATACGGGCGATGGCTTGTGCGGCGGCGGAGGCGGCGGCATCGGCAGCCTTGAGGGCAATCTGTTCTTCCCTCGCCTGCTGGGCGATGATCTTGTTTTCGCCGTCCTTGCGGCCTTGGTAGTAGGCGCCGCCAGTGAGAACGCCGACCATGGCGACAGCGGCTAGGGTTAGGTATGGCGTCATGACAAGCACAGCTCCCGCTCGGCCGCCCGCCGCTTGGTAAGCCCTGGCAACTCCACCAACTGACCTGCCACCCTGGCCTTGTTCCACCTGGGGAGCTGGTCACAGGCCTCCCGCCAGTGTCCTTGCCTCAACAGCCTGGCCGCCGTGGTGTCGCCACAAGTCAGGGCCGGCCCCACGTTGAAAGCCGCCGACGAGAAAGCGGCCAAGGCGTTAGGGGGCAGCCCCGGAGCGCATCGGTCTACCGTCTCGACAAACTCCCGCATCTCGTGGGTGAGCAGGGCTTTGCACTCGGCCGTCGTCTTGTAGTCCCCCATCCTCACGCCCTTGGTTGAGCCAAAGCAGATCGTTGGGATTCCTACCGGATCTCGATAGGCCCAATTTCTCAGGCCCTCAAACGGCGCAGCAATCGCCACCGCGATGGCAAGGGCAGCGGCAGTCTTCTTTTGGGTGGTCATAAAGAGGCACGACAACGCCGTGCAGGTTCACCGCAGCCTGGTCGGCGCGGGCGCGGTCAAAGAAAAGGCCGCCGAGTCCTTTGGAATACTCGACGGCCCAGGCGTAGGGCTTACAAGCTGCACTTGGCTTGTCCACGCTTGACCCCTTCGGTGAATGCCCGCTCGATCAAGGCCAGGATGTGCTGACGGGTGGCGAACACGCACCCGCCCTGTTCGTCGCACAACTGCTGCTCTTCGGGGGTGAGATTCACCTCTATGGCGATGACGGGCACGGCAATGCACACCGCAAGCGCGGCGATCAGCTTTTTCATGGGGGGACTCCTGAAGCCGTCAGAAAGACACGGCACGGTCCCTGGCGGCGAGGGGCCGGCTGATTCGGAACTCACGAACCGCGAATTCGGGGCAACAGCTTGGAGGCTGTTTCGCTATACAACAGCCTTTGATCTGTTGGATAACTAGCCGTTGTCGCGTCGGAGGATCAAGGCCCGATCCTCTCGGGCCATCTCGGACAGGGGCTCACGGCTCCAGCCGCCACACCCCTGGCACTGGTACCTCGCATATATGTTTGCAACCGTGCGCGCGACACCACGTTTTTGTAAGTGGTGGCCGCCGCAGTTCGGGCAGACAGGGATGCCGGGCTCGTCGTACACCCCATGATTCGGGTGCGACTTGATCCACGGCATCATCCGGTCGTAGACCTTCTCAAGAAGGGCCACGTCCTGGCGGTTGTACTTCTCCATCTCGGCCCAGGCTTGTGGATCTTTCGCCATGCAGCGGGTCCAGAGTTCGTGCCCTGAGTGCTTGAACTTCTGTCCCAGCCCCAACTCCTGCGCGATGTAGTCCAGCTTGTTGGATGGGAAGCGAAACTGTCCTCGCGCCGTCTTCAGCAGGTCCACCTGCTTGTACGGCGCTGGAGGCGACATCCCTTCCTTGATGAACTCCTTATTCAAGGTGGGGAGGTCAAACTTCGTCCCGTTGTAATGGACGATCACATCAGCTTCATCGATCAAGGCATGGATGCGTTTAAGCATCCGCTTGCGACTGGAAGCGTGGACGGAATCAAAGAGGATCTCCTTCTTCCCGTACCACTTCGCGGCCCAGCACAGAACGTAACCGCTCGCCTGGATCTGATTGATGCCCACGTTCTGCTGATACAGCCCCCAGACGTGAACCAGATTCGGCGCTGTCTCAATGTCCAGGAGCAGGGTCTTCATTGCTTGCCCTTGAACTGCCCGCATGCGGGCTCAAGGTCATCAACCACCGGACGAATCAGAAAGAAGTTTCCCTCGTCGTCAAACTGAACTTTCGGAGGATAGAAGAAGCATTCCCCTACTTCGTTGCCATCTTCATGGCGCCAGAAAGCACAAGAGCCGCATCGCGGCCCTGTGTCTTGGGGTTGCTTCTTCTTCACTTCTTTCGCCCCTTCGCCTTCTTCCAGGCCCATTCAATGATGAGGATGAGCGAGTAAATCGCAGCAAGCATCGCCGCGAAGTCGCTCCACGAGTTGATGCCAAAGGCACCGAGAATTTCTGACACGCCCACGCCTCCCCAGGCAGTTGCGAGCTTTACCCGCGGGTCATGCATAGTTGATGCCGCTTGCGGCAGATCGTTGAGATTCATGTCAAACCCAATCGCCGGCAGTGCGAAGATCCAATAGGAACCAGCCCGAGGCGCCGGGAGCCAAGGAGGCAAGCACGGCACCGCCGTTGCGGGTAACCGAAAGGTTCCCGACTGAGGCGTTAGCGTTCTTCACGAAAGTCAGTGTTCCGTGCGGCAGACCAGCGGCTGCCGCGGCGAGCCGAACCGTCGCACCTGCCGATTGAGTCACGACAATGGACCGAGGAAAGGCATCCCCCCCTTGGTCGATGATGGCGCCACCGCCCACGCTGTAGGACTTGACCCAACTCACACCCAAGCCACCGGCCGTCATCTGCGCAGCGTTTCCAATCAGGCCGCGCGTTTCGATGGGAAAGCCGCTGGCCGCCGTCGTGGCGTACAGCGTGACGTTCGGATCACTGACCGGGTAATCCACCCCGTCTAGAGTCGGAAGGACACCAGTAAACAGCGTCACCGGTGCGGGGGCTGGTGTCGTGCGGGTGAAGTTGAACCCCGACACGCGATAGTTCGCCCGACCGCCGGAAGGGGTCGCGGCGATGTTCAAGAACGGCTTGTTCTGATCCTGCGAGTAACCCCCGAGGATCTGCACCGAGTTCGGGGCCTGCAGGTTGATGGCCGGGCCGGTCAGGTATGGGCCAAAGAACCAGCACCCGAACAGGTTCACGTTGCGAATCAGGTTCGGCGCACTGTCCGCAATGAACGAAGTGGACACCCCCTCGAAATAGGTGCTGTAGCAGTTGAGCTGCTGGATGACCCCGCCAGAACTGCGGATGTTGTAGGAGGTTCCCAACAACTCTGAGTCGTAGATGCTCATGAGCTGCCACGACCCGGTATAGCAGTCCAGCGCAATGGCGCTGCCGTTGATGTTGCAGCGGTTGATGTCGAACAGGCCGCCGTCAATCGTGGTCCCGAATCTGATCGCGGTTCCGCTCCAGGGCTGGGCAGCCGTGTTGCGGAACCGGCAAAGATCCAGCCCCCCGAAATAAGCCGTGGTGAAGTGCAGGAAGTTGCCCGCTGCATTCGACTGCACGAACTCGCAACCATCAAAGCGAGCGCTAGGCACGCCGCGGCACACCACGAGGAAGCCCGTCGTCCCGCCTTGGAAGCTGATCCCGCTGGCCCGGAAATCTCGCCCCCGGTACGGCACAGCATCTTCAGAGGCGGGCGAAACCGTCAGCCCGTCGCCCGTGGCGCTGGTGCAGTTCAGCACCGTCCCGCAGGCCCCACCGTTCTCGGGCGCGTAGCCTGCGCCGTTCAGCCACACCTCGGCATTGCGGTTGATGTTGAAGCCGGGGTTCAGCGCTGCGTCGTAGTAGCAATACAGCCGGGTGTAGTTCCACTTCCCAGCGGGAAAGAAAACCTCGGTCTCCATGCTGTTGGAAGCCGCGTTGATCGCCTGCTGGATGTATGCCGTGTGATCGTCGGTGCTTGTTCCAGCCAGCGCAGCAGCCCACATGGACGGCGGAACATAACGAAGGATGTTCAGCCCGCGAGAAGCGACACGAACACCCCAGCCGATGGTGCTGGCGACATAGTTATTTTCGAGGTCGAGCCCGACATAACCAGCCCCATCGGTGGACACAAGTTCACTGCGGAGCACCCCTGCCCCCTCGGTGCCGCTCAAGTCGTCCCAGGTGAACAGCAGGCTGTCGTCTGACGTTCTCACCTGGACGCGATATTCGGAATCGCTATCGAGCCAGATCTGAGGCAGCAGACCATCCGAGCCAAGGATGATCGGGTTCGGGTGAGGAACGATCCCCGCCTGATCCGTGTAAGACGTTTTGGGCGTCGTCGTCCCGGTGACGTAGGTGTAGACCTTGGCGCCGGCACAGATGTTGCCGTTGCTGTCCGTGATACGCTGCGGGAGGTTTTGCAGTAGGTACATGGCGGGGCAATGAAAAAAGCCCCGAGGCGCGAGCCAGGGGGCTTAGGTGGAATTCAGCGACTACCTGATCTGGAAGACAGTTGTTGTCTTGTTCGCCGCGTTTTGCTGGGGCGTCTACTGCGGCTTTACCGGTCGGCCGCTAGGGTCGGGGCAGCCCGATAAGCAGGGGCAAGAGCATTCCCCACCGGGGGGCGACCCTGGCGGGCGCTGAGAAGGTTCAGCGCGTTCGCAAGATCGTCCGGGTTGCTCAACAGGTCGGCTAGCTGCCGATCCGTGCGAGCCGTCCCCACTCGGCGCAGCCCATCGATCAACTCCAGCAAACGGTTCGGCGCAACAGTTCGCGCTGCATCTGCGGCGAATGCGTTAGCCACAGTGTCCGAGCCGCCACCGGCCGTCGCTGATCGCTTCAGGTTCTGGACAATCGCTTGCCTGCGCATGGCATCAAGCGTCGCTTCTAGTCTGTGATTGGCCTCTTGGCTGAGTGCCAGGGATTTGTCCGGAAGCCTGGCGCTGTTCATCGCCCGGGTAAGCGCACTTTCCGTGATAACAGGGACTTCGCCATTCGCGTCTCGCGTTTTCGTCAGGATGCGTCCAGTCTCCCGGTCCACGAAAGCGCCGCGAACCTTCGATGCTGCCGCGGCCGAATGCACCACCTCTGAATCCTTGGCGTACCCCTCCAACACCTTCTGCCACTTGTTTCCAGTGGCTGAGTTGAGGATGTCGTCAAGCTCCCGAATCACGGACTTAACCGCGGCCGAGTCACGAGGCGCCGACTTGAAGGCATCCGGTGAAAGCGGGTTCGCGCGCCCGTTCAGATTCGCCCGGATCTGCTGGAGATGAGCGGGGCTGAAATCCGGACCAACTCTGATTACCTCGTCCTTGATGGCCTGCAGCAAGCCGCGCACTGCAGGGTTTGAGGACTCTGGGGAGCGCAACGCTTGGTCAATCTTCGGGCCAAGTTCGCCCATCTTCTTGTTCCACACCTTCGGCTTGAAACTGCTGTCAGCTTTAGCCCAGGCCTCCTGCCAGTTTGCCTGCCGCGCCCCCTTGAGCGCCCCGATCTCATCGGCACTCTGCGTCGCCTTTAGCACGTTGTCGAACACGGCTTTCGACTGCTGTGTATCGAACTCGGCCCACTTCTCCGGAACACGAAGGCGAGAGCCCTGCTCAAGTCGCGCAAGGCCGAGATTGCCGGTCACACCAGCACTAGAGACAGGGATGCCCTCGGCCCCCTTGGGGAAGTAGGTTTGCAGGTCGCCCACCGCCTGGCGGACTCCACTCGGCCCGATGGCTTCCGCGGCCTTCTCGGTTGCTACACGGGAGGCCACGCGGTCGCTTACCACCGCTCCTCCCTTCTTAAGCATCTCGCCGCCAACTGCGCCAACACGCCCAAGCGCTGCCACCCCTGGCGGGAGCGCTGCGCCCACTGCCGCCCCGGTCCCTGCACTACTCGGGTCAACCATGCCCGCCTGCGCCCCGCCGGCCAGGGCGCCTCCGGCCATGCGGACTCCCATGTCTGCCGACCGGGCCAAAGCGCCCACAGGCGCGGCCCCCGTGGTGAAACCGCCGCTACCAATCGCCGCGCCGAGCCGAGGAAGACCGGCCGCAGCAACACCGGCGCCAGCAGCAGAGATCAGCGGCGCCGTGCCGGCGATGTTGCCAGCGATGCGGCCGATACTCGCGCTGGTGCTGTCGCCAGCCACTCGATCAAACTCGGCCTTCCCTTGGGCGTTCATGTCGCCGACGCGCTGCGCCTCATTGCTGCCAGTCAAGGCGTCGAAACCCGATGCGAGCGCTTTAGCGCCGGTGTCAATAACATCCTTCACGCCCCGGGCGATTCCGTATGGAGCGGAACGCTGAAGCTCGCGCTTCCACAGGTCTGAGCGACTCGGTTTCGCTGCCTTGGGGCTCTCGTCCCATTGCACCGCGCTGGGGTCGATGGGGTCCCACTGAACCTGCTTTGGATCAATTGGCATAGTCAACCGTCCCATCGCTGTACTGGACAACCTTCCGGCCGTTGTGAGTGCCCGTGCGAACCACCGTGCGCTGTGCGGCTTCAGGCTTACCGCCGCGACGGATGTCAAGGCCGCCGCGCTCCCGATACGTGTTCAGCACCTCGTCCGAAACGCCCGCCGCCGCGTTGGTCTTGATCTGATCCAGCCGAGCGCGGACCTTTTGGAGCCCACGGCGGATGTCTGCATCGTCCATACCGGCGCCAGTACCAATTTCCTCAACCAGCCGACGCAGTTCCTGATCCGTCACGGCAGCGCCCGAGCGAGCGCTTAGAACGATGTTGCGCACCTGTGCGAGCGCCTGGCGAACGTCCTTGCCTTCAGCGCTCATCAACGCGGCAGGAAGCGCGTTCTTGATGGGGCCTACCCCTGGCACCTGGCCGGGCTTGTATCTCCCCAGCGCGTTTTCTGCTTGCGCCACTGCCGTTTCTAGTTCAGGGATGCCTTCTTTCTGGATGGTGTCTGAGAACTTGGTGACCGCCTTTTCGACGGCCTCGGCCTTCTTCGTGGCTACCTTCTCTTCCCGCCCTGTGGTCAGCTCTTGCGCACGGAAACCCTCAGAAACGAGGTTGTGCCGCCGGGTTTCACCAAACTGTGCCCACCCGCGCTTTGAGGCGTCCACCTGTTCCGGGCTCATCGTCTTCGCAACGCTGCCCGTTACCGAGGGCTTGCCAGTCAGCGGGTCAATGGCGAGCGTTTGAATGGCGCCGCCCGTGTCGCGGTTCTGCACCTGGGGAAGCAGCTTCTCGGGGCTCAGAACGGTCTTCAAGTAGAGCTGCTGCCAGCCCCGGAAGTCTCCGCTATCGTGGGCCGCCTTCATCGCCTGCACCATGCCTGTCGCCTTCTCGCGATCCCAGGCGCCGAGCTTGATGCCCTCGTCGACCGCGCGCAATGCTTCTTCGGGCGTTTGCGCCCCCTGAAGCAATGAAACGCCGTGCAGGTAGCGGTCTTTCTGTGACTTGAATTCCCGGTCGGCCGTCAACGACTTTTTGTCGGCGATCTCTGCGTCTGTCTTGTCTTGATCCTGCCATTGCTTGATGACGGCCGGCGCGCTCCGTGGCGCCACCTGATACAGCCTCTGCATCGCATCGGGCGCCTTGCGGTCCAGCGTCGGCATGATCTTGGCAAGCTCCGAACGCTCGCCGTCCAGCGCCTGCTGTTCGGCCATCTGCTGACGAGCGCGAAGCAAGTTCAGCTTGTTCATCTGCGCCTGCTGGGCCTCTGCGTCGTACTCGGCGACGGACTTAACGCCCCGCCCCAGCAAGTTGAAGATTCCAGTATCGACAGGCATTACGGACGCCCCCACCAGTTGTTTTGGTTGCCGTAGGACATGAGCCCGTTAAGGGCGTTCTGCCAAGAGTTCGCCCCAGTGATGGCTGCAGCACCTCGTGCGTTACCAGCACCGATCAGGTTCTGCCCCGCCTGCTGGCCGTACTGCATGCCGGCTTGGCCGATCTGGCCCGAGCCCACCTGACCGAGGCCAGCCAGGTTGCCGTGACGGTTCAGGGACTGATCGAACTTGCTTTGCCCGTAGTCCTGCCCGAAGCGGGTTAGGTCTTTGAGGGTCTTGCCCGAGTAGTAATTTCCACGTGCAGCGGCTTGGGTGCCGATGGCCTTGGTTCCTTGGTCGAAACCGAACTGATAGCCAGGGTCTTGAGCGACAGAGGACGGGTTCTTGAGCAGGTTCTGATACCCAGCCAACCCAGCGTTACGAGCCTGAAGCGCGGGCATGTTGTCGGCCCGCGTCTGGTCGTACATGTGTTTGATCAAGGCATTGGCGTCTTTCGTTGCCCCAATCTGCGCGTTCGCTGCCTTATCCGCTGCACGTTGGCCAAGGTACCCATTCAGCAGGCTCGACCCGAGCTGCACCCAATCGCCATAACCGCCGAAACTCGTCGTAGACACACCGCCTCCCATCCCTCCACCCGAAGCCATAGAGGGGGTGCCCCCCGTGTACCCAGAGGGGTTGAACTCCGTTCCTGTGTAGCCGCTGGATGTCACGGAAGGGCCGCTTGCGCCACCCGCCCCACCACCACCACCGGCAGCAGCCGCCCCGCCACCTCCCGCTGCCGCCGCCACGCCGCCCGCGTTGTAGCTCGGGAGCCCGGCAACAACCTGTTCGGCCGAGCCTGCCAGGGGGTTTGCAATGGAGCTGGCATCCACCATCCCGACCGAGTAGCCGGGGGCCATGCTTGCGGCAACCGATCCGGCGCCCACAGAGCCTGCGCCGCCGCCCATCCCGCCGATGGTCGAGGCGTCCGTCGCGCCGGTGGCGAGCCATTGAGAGAAAGCATCCGTCCCCGCTGTGGAAGCGCCAGCCCCGCCAGCAGAAGCCCCAGCACCGGCACCCGCAACACCAGCGATGGCCGGGGCCATCATCGCCACCAAGGAGGCGAACTGCGCATTCCAGCCGTGGCGGTCGATGTGAACGCGGCCCAGCGTGCCGTCGTCGTTCTGCACTACGTAGAAATCGTTCTCGCGGTTGTCGTCGCCGTCCGCAAGGTAGCGCGCATCGTGGGCTTGCCGGCCCTCCGCGTCCCACGTTTGCGAGCCGCGAGAGAAGAACCCGCCCGATTCACCGGCCTTCGTCCACAGATCCCGCAGTTGCTCCTGAGAGAGCCCGCCGCCATCAAAGTACGGGCGATCAAAGCCCGTGTCCCACCCAGCAGGGTTGACCGAGTTAACAAGGTTCTCCATCAGGGCTCCAGATACGAGGTGGAGGAAGGTCGGAGCACGACCTCTGGGATATTCGAGGCACCAGCGAGGCCGGCGTTTTGGGCGACTTGAATCGTGGCCTTCAGCGCTTCCGCGTTGGTCGTCAGGGCTTGCTCAACCGAAGCAGCCGCAACGACCGCGTTCACAGCCTGGACCTTGGTTTCGACGACATTCGCCTGAACCTCATTCATTGAGGGGCCGGCGATGCCGCCCAATCGACGGTTGGCGACGTATTCAAAGAACCGGTACCAGCTCGGCCGCATCGTCCCGTCAGCGTTGAGGACAGGTTCTCTAGGGGGTGGAAGCCACGCCTTGTTGTCCCCGCGATTCCGGGAAAAGCTGGTCCCGGAGTTGTACGGGTCCGCTTGAACCAACACCCCAGCACTCAGGGCGAAAGCCGCCTGCCTGTTCTCGGAAATGCCGCAGCCCGCCCTGAACCCGAGGGCGACAGCAAACGTCGTGGAGGCCATTACAGGGGTAGACCGATGGTCCCAGTGGTCAGGGTGTGCGTCCCTTGGGCTGCGTACACACTCTCAACGATCAGCGACACGAGGCAATCCGTCGAACCAGCCCCGGTCAAGTCGATGGCCGGGCCTCCGGAGGTGGCTGCTACCTTGAAGGTATCTGTCGTCGCGTCCCGCACGTAGTAAACGACCCCTTCAGTCAGGCCGGGGGGAACTGTGCCGTTGAAGAACACGACCGTTTGCGTATCGGTGTAGCCGTGCGAGACGCAGCGAATCACGTCCGTCGAAGGATCAACAACGAACTCTTTAGGGCTTCCACCATTCGGGGCATACCCGATGAAGGTGGCCCCATTCCACAGCCCCACCCAACGGACCGTGGAGGCCGGAACGTCGAAGTTGACCGAACCGCTGGTGGTTCGTGTCCCGCCTGAAGCGGCGCCGAACGTCACCGCCTTGCGTGCGTAGGCCGGGGCACCCCCCGAGATCTCGTTCGCGCCCGTCAGCCCGGGGAAGCCGCTGTGCAATGACGCATGCGTCACCGTCAGCGCGTCGAGCATCGTGTTTTTCGCGGCCGTGGTAACGGACATCAGGACACCTTCGCTTGAATCAGAGAACAGGGCGCGTCGTCAGTCACCCGGACGTGCCACACGCGGTCTTTGGCTCGACCCAATCGCCGCCAGATCACCCGCTTTTCGAGTTGACCCACCGACCCCAGTGACGCCTCCCGCCAGGCGGACCACGTGGCCCCGCCGTTGTTGGAGTAGCGAAGCAAAACCTTCGCTTCAGTGCCGTCCGGCTTGCCCTCGCCGACTTGAGCGTCAAGCTCAAACGTGTTGAACGGCAGGAATTCGAGGCTCGGCACAGCCATGTGAGGGCTGATCCGGTCCCTGACCTTCACGTCCCCCGCGTTGTTGCCGGTCTTCACGTAGACGTAGAGCTTCCCGTCATCCGCCCCGACGATGTGCTTGCCAAAGGCGTAGGCATGGCAGGTGGCCCGGTGCTGGGTGTACTCGCCATTGACCAATTCCGCCCGCTCGTGCCATTGCCGGGTCTTGAGGTCGAAAACGTGCGTCGTATCGAGCCCAGGAACGCGCAGGCAATAGAACCGATGGCCTTCGTACTGCTCGGTATAGGCAACCGCCCCCGAAAGGTCCGTGCTCTTGGCAAGCAGTTCTTCCCTAGGACGGTCAGAGATCGGCACCGGCTTGTAGCCTTCCAGCATCCACACGACACCCGAGCCGTTCGCGTCGTTGCCGACCCAGATCACGGTGTTGTCGAGCTTTCTGACAGAGGCAGGCGCCGCACACCCCACCTCGATCAATGCCCCGTTGTTGCGCTCCAGAGGGGACTCAGGATCACCTCTCGGGGACCAGACCTCCCCAGACTTCTCGCCCAGAATCAGCGCTTCCCCGAAGCTGACGATCAGGCGAACGATGTTGTCTGGAGATCGTTCCGCCGAAGCGAAATCCAGCCCACTGAGGTCCGTCGCATCGTCAATCGCCGACCAATAGAACTGCTGGGTATCTGGGCGGACGAAATAAAAGACGCCGTCGAGGAAGGCCACGCTCTTTGAGCCGTAGAAAGCGGGGCTGGTGATCTGCTGGAAGGCGTTGGTCTGGAGGTTCAGGACATAACCACAGGGTCCATCCACCAGCACCAACTGAAACAACCCGTGATCGGCCTCCACCACCCCCGAGGAGGTGTTCAGAGCCCCCCTGAAAGTGGGAACACCCGCCGAACTCACCTCGTAGAGGGCCGAACCAGCCACTGCAAAGAGCCGCCCAGCGACCTCCCAAGCCCCCCGAACGGGTGCCCCCAGAGTGGCGAACACCTGAAGGCCCGGCACCTCGGCCAGCATCGCCAGCGACTTACCAGTACCCGACTCAATGAGGGCCGGGTACCAGTTCACCGAGCGCTGAACGTCCGCTTTGCGGAAATCCAGCGCATAAGAGGGGCCGACGAAGGGGATCACGATGCACCTAGATAGGGGGCCAATCCCTAACACTTGGGGGGATGGCACACCGGTTGATGGCTAACCTCCGCACTCACGGAGGACAACCCATGAAACTGCTACCGCTGGCCCTGTTGGCCTTGCTTCCTGCTGCGCAGGCTTACACCCTGGACGGGCAAGAAATGTCCGTCACACTGCCCCTGGAATGGAGCCCGGGGGTGACTTGGGCGGACTGCTGTGGCGCACCCGCCGTCGTCGGCTCTGGCGTGGAGTTCGGCGGGACCGCGGCCATCGGGGCGCCCCAGATCTGGGGCTTCAAAATCGACGCCTTTGACGACAAGGTCAGCATCAGCTGGACGGAGACAACCCGAGAAGACCAGCGCGGCAACGTCTGGGGCGGCGGCCGGCCGATCCTCTCGTTCGTCTTCAAGTTCACGCCGCCAGCAATCGGCTACTTGGAGATGGCCCTAGACAGCTTCCAGGCCGGAGTTGTCAAAGATGGGAACTGGCGCACCCCCGGGGTCTGGGGTGCTCCACTGCGAAACGGGGGGCATACCTTCACGGTGCGTTTTGACCGTCTCCTGCACGGCGAGACATACACCTTCCGAGTAACCGAAGTGCCAGAGCCGTCCACCTACCTCCTGATGGCGCTCGGGCTTGGGGCGTTGGGCTTCCTTCAGTCTAGGAAATCTGTGCGCTAAGCGCGGCGCGGTACTCCGCATCGGTGGCGTAGGACTTCCAGCCGGTATTAACTGCGCAGACCAGACCGTCTACCGACACCTTCACACGGTCGGCGCCGTTGAACGTCGCGTTCTGCATGCCGCCGATCTCGGTGTTGTTGATCAACCGTACCGCGTTCGCGCAGCTGTTGCGCGTGTCGATCTGCACCGCCACGCCCACCTCGCCCGGCGACGATCCACGGCGGAATAGGCAGTTCGCCACCGTCACCGATTGGCTGGCCGCAGGGGTCGCGTCCGTCGTGACCGCGACAGCCGGCCCCATCGGGGCGTCGAACTCGCAATCGACCACGGACAAGTGCCCAAACCGCACGTTCGCGCCGCTGTTGTAGATCGCCAGGCACTGGGCGTCCCACCACTTGCCGTCCGCGAGCGCGTTGCCGTAGTTGCGCGTCTGTCCGCCGAAGCGGCTGGTGTAGCTCGTCACCAAGCCGCTGTTGTTGGCCGCATTGCGGGCGGCCGGGATCATCGGCAGGCGGTTGAACGACTTGTAGTTGCGCACGAACCCGGAGCCATGGATTTGGTCGGGCGCGCGCATGTTGTAGACCCGGCCGCCGATATCCAGGCCGGTCAGGCTGGTACCCGTGCCGTTGAACGCGAACGCGCGGGAATACTGCTGCCCCGAGCCGTCGAACAGGAACTCAGGTTCGATGGTCAGCCCGTGGATATACCCCGAGCCGCCGACGCCGCGGGCAATCGCCGAGTGGTTGGCGCCACGGATGTGGGATTGCAAGCCGGAGGTGCTCTTGGCCGCGAAGCGGATGTTGCGCACGCATGCGTTGGTGCCGAACTGCACGAGGTCGTTGAACCCGCCGTTGTGGTGCCCGCTCTCGAACGGGTAGAACGGCCGATCCTTGATCAGGGCATCGATGCGGGGCGCCAGCGTGCAGTTCTGCAGTTCGGCGGTCGTGTTGAGCGGACCCTCGTTGACCGCGACTGCAGGCCGGTATGGCGAGGTCGCCAGAATCTGCGGCTCGAACCGCCAGTTGCTGCCGCCGTTCAAGCGGAAGGCGTACTGCCCGCCACCCAAGCACTTGATGCTGTCGTCCAGCGTCCAGTTGTCCAGGCCCTGAATGCGCATGAAGTTGTGGAAGCCCTCTTGCGTCAACACAGCGATGCCGCCCCACACCGTCGCCGGGTTCCCCTTCGGGCTGTAGAGGTACAGCGTGCGCATGGCAGCAAACGACGTGGGCGTCGTGTCGCTCGTGCCCCAGGTGTTGCCGCTGTCTACCTGCGTCCAGGCGTGCGATTCGTTGTCGCCCAGCGTGGCGTAGCTGGCCGCCTCGAACAACTCGTTGTCCGGGTCGAGCACAGCCAACCGCTTGTCGGTCAACGAAGTCGCGCACCGCCACACGCGCACTGCTTTGTTCGACAGGCCCGCGGTCACGAACGTGGTGCTCGTGCGCCAGATTCCGCCGCCCAGGTCCGTGAAGTCGGCCGTGTTTGTCAGCGTGCGGATATCGCTGAAATGCCAGTTCGCGGTGGGGTCGTATGCGGTAATCAGGATGCCGTTGGCGCACTGCACACTGATCGTCGCGTTGGCCGCAACGTTGTTGTTCGTGAAGTTGCCGAAGTAGCCGAACGCGCCGTTAGACGAGAAATCGAACGCATCCACGAAGATGCGCACCGTGTCGTTGATGCCAGGAGGGTTCTCCGAAGCGATCAATTGGTTCATCTTCGGCCAGGTCTGCACCCGGTTCGCATAGCTCTGCCCGTTGTTGCTGTTTGAGCCGGTCGGGCCGATGTAGTAGTCCTTGAATGGCATGTCAACCCTCCAGATTCACCAGCATCGAACCCGTACCAGAGAACGACGTAACGTTGATGCGGGCCGAAACCACGCCTGCCGGCTTTTGAAAGCGACGAACGGACGGCCCCGGATAGCCCAGAAAGCCGAAGGGCACGGACGTTGCAGCGTCCACCACCTCCAGCTGCGCTTGAGTGACGGTGTTATCTACAGCCCCTCGTGATAGGGTCATGACCCCGCTCACAGACGCCACATTGATCACCTCGCCCGCGGGGCCGGCGCCGGTGATGGTCCGCGGCGCCGAAACAACCGTACCGGCCGCCGGCGCCACATACGGAAACACTTCGTAATCCACAGCGCCGCGCGAAGCCGTCAAGGTCAACACGTCGCCCGTCTGGAACGGCCCGACTGATCGACTTGTTGCCATCCGCTGACCGAACAGAGGGCGCCCCCCACGAGATACCGCCACCACCGCCTCTTCGTTAGGGTCAAACGTGATCACCACGGTGGCCGGCGCTGTAAACGTATGGCTTGCCGTGCTTCCTGCTGCTACGGTTGGCATTGATTACCCCATCAAGTTGGTAGACGGGCGCACTTGCATCCGACCAGCGGAGTACGCGGCGCGCTGTTTGTTCGTGTTGATGCGGTCCCGGACCGCCTGGTACTTCTGCTCCCAGAAGGGAATCTTCTGCATGTGATCGGCGCCGAAGTACGGGCCGCTCTCCGCAAGGGCTGCGTAGATGAAGAGGTCGCTTTCCGCGGCAAAGAGCTGATTGCTGGAGAAGTTCTCCGTCGTCAGGTCGGGGAGCCGGCAGTAATAGCGCCCCTTCACCTCGGTGTCGTCACTGACCGAGGGCGCAAAGATCAGGCTGGACCCCGCTTCAGCGAAGTAAACGGCAGGCCCCGTCGCCCCGCGCTCCAGGTACTCCCGAAGCCACTCTTCAGCGACCGGGGCGAGCGCCTTACCCCCGAAATGCACGATGGATGCAGCCTCCCAATCCGGGGGAATCGGGGCTTCGTTGTCCACGACCGTGATGCCGGAGAACGCTTTTTCGTTGTGGCGTGAGCGAACTTCCCGGTAGATCCGGCGTTCGCCCATGTTGACGATCTGCTTGAGCGTGTTGACCGACACATCGGAGACCGACGTGTCTTCACCGTCGATCAGGCGGGTCAGCGCCTCCAGCAGCCCCGAGAAGCTGGTGATTCGCGGCGGGACATCCGCGGAACTCAGTAGGACCGTCATGCTGCCGCCCAATACGTGACAGAGAAAGCCGCATAACCGGCACTGACGCTGCCGCTGTTGAGCGTCACCTTCAGCTGGGTGTCTGACCCGCTCCGAACCACATAGGCCTTCACCAACGCCGGCACCGCACCCGAAGGAGCGGTGGCGATGTGGCCCGTGATCGGCACGGCGACCAGCTCATTTGTTCCCGTCCCCGACATGAACACCGGCGCCGGCATGCTCGTGGGAAGCGTCAGCGTCACGACCGTGTTGGTCGCCCCTGGCGTGCCGTACTCCAGGCGGAAATCCGCACGGACCAACGACCCGACACGCTCCCAGCGGTACCGCAGAGAAGTGGGATTACTCGGCGCTGTCCCGTCCCACGCAATCGTGCCGGTGAAAGCCGAGTCCCCCAATCGCTGGGCAGGAACGAACGTCCCATCCGGCATGAAATAGCTTCGGCCCACATACACGCGCCCCTTTTGGGAGTCGCCGAGCATGTTCCAGAAGCCGGTCATCACCAGACGGGGGTCGGTGGGATCGACCACCGCGTTTCCGTCGATGAACATCGATTCAGGCGACGGGAAATCGATCGTGCTGTTGACGTTCTCGACCACCAGATATCCGCCCGGATCGGTGAAGCGCTCGGTGCGGATCACCTCGCCGTGGATCACGCCGCGGGTATCGACGTTGTGGAGCCGAACGCAGTCGTTGAAGTTCGACGCGTAGATCCGGCTATCGGCCATCGTGCAGGATGAATCGAGGTCGATCTCGAAATCGCCGCCTACGTCGTCCAGCCACATCGCCGACATCGACTTCGCGTGGTCGCTGGACCGGGTTTCGCCGTGCAGCTTCCCCGCGATGTTGTAGCTGTTGGTGTTCTGGCAGATCAGCGCCACACCGTCGTAATGCTCGATGTGCAACTTGTCGATCTTCACGTCCGACGATGCTGCTGTCCCGGGCACCTGGCCCATGTCGAGCGTCGCCACCGCGAAAAACTCGTCGGTGATCGTGTTGCTGCAGCTCTGATCCAGCGTTACTTGGTTGGGCGCCAGGTACGACGTGATCTGCCCACGCAACAGCCCATCACCGAACGACCCGGCCCGAGCCCGCCGAACGTAGACCACCAGCCCCACCATGTCGCTGGTGAAGCAATTGCTATTAGCCGTCAGGACGTTCGACCCGCTGGTCATCGCCGCACGTGCAGGCTCGAAATGACCGAAGGCGCCGGTTTGCGTCAGGCCCGTTGCGTTGGAGTAGACAACCTGCGTCGGGCTGACATACGAGCTGATCGTGTAGCGGATTCGCCGGGTCGGATCGCTCGGGAAGATGAAGAAGTACTTCCCCACGTCCGAAGCGCTGAACGGCGTTCCGTTCGTGCAGGTGATGGTCTTGCCCGTCGTCTCCACGTCGAACAGGAGACCAGCGGTTGACTTGTAGTTGAAGTGACGACCGCCGTAGAAGCTCTTTAGCCCTGTGGAGCGGAGGTTTTGAGTGGACCAGAGGCGAACGTGAGTGTTGTTCGATGAACCGCACTTCACCCGGTCGAGGTTCGATTCACCCAGGAACCCATCGATAAACACTGGGTTGATGCCGCCCGAGGTCGATTGACACGCGAACCCCAGATCCATGACCGAGGTGGCTGCGCATCGGGTCGTGGTGCCGTTCTGGAACTTGAACACCGCCGAGCCCGCACCATAGAACCCCGCCACAATGGTCGTGGTCAGTTGGTCGGACCCCTTGATCACAAGCGGAATCTTCGTGGACGAGGCGCGATAGAAGTTCAGTTCACCGGTGACGATAAACCGCCCCATCCCGAAATGCAGCGTCCCGCCACCCTTGGCGACCAAGGCCGCATAAGCGTTGCGAATCGCCGTTGTCGAGTCGGTGACGTTGTCACCCTTGGCCCCGAAGTCCTCGACGAAGACGTGAACGTCTTTGGGGTCGTGCAGAAGAACGTCGGCAATCGTCTCGGTGGCATAACCAGCCGCCACTACGGTGATGGAATAGCGCCCGTTCTCAGCGTAGAAGCTGTATTCCCCGTCCTGACCAGCAGCGAAGGGGTTACCGCGAGGCGTGATGCCGTTGTCGTTGTAGATCGTCGCTAGCGACCCATCTGACCGCCGCACCGTGATGCTCGCGCCGGGCACGGCTCGCCCGTACAGCGTACGGACGCTGTTGCGGTACTGCTGCATTACCGAGCCCCCTTGATGCGCACGCGGGCGTCGCGTTGAGTCGGAGCGGTGCGGAACTTCGCGTATTGCGGGTCGTTGACGATGGAGTCGATGACCATATCGCCCAGCTCAGACCCAAAGATGGTCGGGGGAAGCCCGCGCTTACGGCATTCCTCGATGAAGACCGGCCAGGGGATTTCCGCCTCGTGGCGCATCATCCCGTCGCACACATCGGCAGAGAAGCGATGGTTGCGCGCCGCATGGGCGAAGTCGAGGATCGGCTCTGCGTCCACCACCTCTTCGACGATCATCTTGTCGTCTTCAAAGTGAAGCGTCGTGTTCGTCACGCCGCCCAGATACTCGCGTTCAGCCATACGTCACACCAAAAGAAAAGGGGAGCCCCGAAGGACTCCCCTTGTTGGGAACACCCGCTCTTTACAGAACAGCGGTGTTCAAGTCAGCGAGAACAGCGTGGGCGCCCTCGTTCAGCACGGCCAACGTAAAGTTGGTCCACATCTGGCCGCGGCGCGACAGACCGGTCTTCGCCAGGTCTTGGTACTGCATCGGCTCCAGCGTCCGGATCTGCAAGTAATCCGGGTTGATGAAGTGCATGTCCCGCTCCCGCTGGAAGCGGTTCATCACGAACTTCAGCGGGCCGTAGTCGGAGCGATACACCGAGATCGACGCATTCAGCTGGCCGTCCTTCAACTCGTAGAAACGAGTCGAGTTGCCGGACAGTTGGGTCGAGAGGTTGGCGCGGTTGGCGGGGCCAGCCATCACCACCGAGGGCAGCTCGTTGGCGTTGGTGATCGCCGTCACCAGCGTGGCGCGGAACAGCGCTTCGGTGAAGTTGCGCTGAGTGCCATCGGTCGCAGCCGTGGAGGCCGAACCGTTCGCACCACCGGCGCCGCGGTTGGCGTTGGTCGCGTACCAAGACGGCAGACCGCGCATCAACTGAGCGACACCAGCGGCACCCACCACACGCGCCTGGTTGCGCAACATGATGGTTTCCATGTCGCGCTTCAGCTCTTTGCCCTTCTTGGCCTTCTGGCGGGCGAATTCGTTCTTGGCGCCGTACTTCTTGATCGCGTCCTGAGTCGTGGAGACTTGGAACACCTTATCCACCAGCTGCGTGTAGTTGCCCACACGGCTGGGGGTCGTCGAAGCGTCCGTGGTCGCGTCGTCGCCTTCGATGTTCGCGTTCGTGCCGTCAGCGGCAGCCAGCGATTCAATCGGCCACTCGGTGTAGGTGGCTTCAGCTTCGCCCTTCTTCGCCATCGTCAGCAGCGGCGTGTCCACCGGGCTGATGTTCATGATGATGTCGGTGACATCCTCGGCGTTGTACGAAGACTGGTAAGTCTGCAGGGTATTGGTTGGAACAGCCATTTCAATTCATCCTTGCGAGGAACGCCGCTTCTGCGTCGTCCATAGAGCCAGATTTGCGAAGCCGGCTCATGGCCTCGGTTTTCTTGTCAACCGAAGGCCTTGAAGCTCCAGGCTTCACGACAGGAGGTGCTTCCTTGGCCTTGGCCTTGATGGTTTCCTTGCTCTTTTGCAGAGCGTCGAAACGACGGGCCTTGTCCAAAGCGATCACCACTTGCGGATCGGTGAGCGACGACAGAGCTTCACGAGTCCAGCCCGTATCAAGGGCGTACTTCGTGATCTCCACTCCCAGTTCGTCACCCCAGCCCTTCAGTTCCTTGCGCAACACCTTGTCCATCTCGGCCCGCTTGGCGTCGATGTCCTTCATTCGGTGTTCTGCGATCTCGCGGTCCACGCTTTGAGCTTGGTTCACCGCGTCCTGTCGGGCTTGTTGCAGGCGCATCAGCTTCACAGCCATCAGAGAGGCCCGCGAGGGGTCTTCTCTTTCGAGCTGCTGCCAGTTGACCGACTCGAATTGCTTGATCTCGGCGTCGATGCTGTTCACCTCGGCAAGAGCCTTGGCGTACTTCTCGGCACCCTCGACCAGCTTTTCGGCGATCTCGATGCGCTGCGTGTAGGCTTTCTCCTTCTCCGTCACCTCGTTCATGCGACGCGAGTAGTCGGACTGGCGGAGATAGCCTTTTTGAAGCTTGTCGGCCTGGTCAGGTGGGAGGCTGACCTTCACGCCGTCAATTTCCACCTCCACGAGTTCACCCGCTTCGTCCTCTTCCTGAGGGTCGGCCTCGTCGGCTTCCTCGGTCGATTCCTCTGCGGACTCGGGGTCCGGATCGGCTTCCTCGTTAGATGATTTGGGGGCCTCTTCAGGCTCCACGCGTGCCGCGAAAGCGGCTGCCGCTGCGTCAAGGCTTCCCGAATCGTCAGGTTCCCCTTGCGGGTTCTGAGTCTCCGGGGTCGGCACTTCACTCATGCGTTAACTCCAGAAATGAAAAAGCCCGCTCAGTGGCGGGCTTCGGGGGATGCTGGCGGGTCGCCAGCGGCTTGTTAGTTGGCCTCCAGCATCAGCTGGGAGAGCATGTAGCAGAAGGGTTCGCCGCCTGCCTCACGCGGATCGATCCCGCAGCGCTCGAAGAGGTGCAACACCACATGCGAAAGCTCGTGAGCTAAGGTGTGCGGCTTCTCTGCCCACACAAGGTAGGTCCAAATGCCGTCGTGCCCCTCGCCCCCCGCGAAACGGCCTTCCGTCGCGCAGGTAAGGACATCCGGGGTACGGAACACGCGGGCGTGCGAGCGGAGGTAGTCCGCCTGCGTCCGGCAGACGAACAGGTTGCCGTTGTACGGGCGCAGCGATAGCTTCTTCATCACCCTCGCCGCCAAATGCTGGGTTTCGACACCTGTTCGATCTGCTTCTGGGCGATCTTTCCGGTCGCCACATGCTCTCGAATGCACGTCTGTACGCGGTCCAAGAGCTTGACCATGCGATGCAGATCCTTTGCGTTCTCGGTGTCACTCGTGGGCAGCTTTGACCACGCTTCTAGGATCGCGGAGCGGGTGTCAGAGAACGCCTGTTGCAGCATCTCGCTGTTCAGAAGCCGCTGGGCCTCTTCACCGCGCATCACCGCTTGTTCATGCTTGTCCATCGGACCCCGCTTGTTCGGCCATCGCTTGTGCGTGCATCTGCTGCTCCGACAAAGCAGCGCCGTGTTCTGCCATCGCCTGGCTGTGTGCCTGGCCTTGGGCCTTCATCTGCATCTCAGCCAGGGCTCTTTGCATGTCGTGTTGAGACTGCTGGAGCGATTGCAGCGCCTGCAGGATCTGCAGTTGCATGTTGTGGCCCTGCAGTTCTGCTTTAAGCGCGATCTCGGCCGTTGCCTTTGAGGCGCCCGTCTCCGCGACCATGCGGTCAATCTCGTATTGCTTCTCTGCCTTGATGGCCTCAAGCCTCAATCGAGCCTCATCGTGCTGGAGCTTGGTTGCTTCCAGGATGAACTGCGGATCGTCCCGAGGATCGGGCGGAGGCGTCGGTTCTTCCGGGGGTGGGGTGAAGAACTGTTCGGGGTTCTTGTAGCCCACCGCCTCGGCCATCTTGGCTGCGGCTGCGTAGAAGTTCTTCGGCTGGACGATGCCCGCTTGAGCGAGGGCTTTCTGCTCCATCATCAGCATCTGGATGCCCTGGAGCTGCATTTGTTTGTCTGCAGACCCGAGACCCACGCTGACGGTCATGTCGTAGCGGGTCTTCCACGACCGCGGGTCGATCTGCACCCACTTACCCCGTAGCCGCGTCACCTCGGCCTTGGTCGAGTGACGGCGGCACAACCCGTGAATGCCCAGCATCAGCTGCTTCAGGCCGGTTTCAGCGAAGCTGCGGGCGATGATGTCCACCCGCTGGTTCCCCGCCTCAGTGATCAGTCGAACACCCGTAGCCGTCTTGTTCAGGCTGTTGGAGTCAGTGCCTTGGTTGTAGCGGGTGAAGCCGGTGCGGTTCTCTTTTGCGCTGTCGAAATACTCGACGATGGGCAGCGTGATGTTCCCGATGGGCGTGATCGGGGCCGGCATCACATGCGAGCCCACGTTGTCGCCCTGAACCCGAACCACCCCGGCGATCTGGTTATCCAGAAGGTCGTCGAGGTTGACCTTGTCCGAGACGAAGTTGCGGTTGTTGTTGATCGTGTAGAGGTTGTCCATCGTCTGACGGAGAACCGTGCTCTTGATCAACTGGATTTCGCAGGTCTCATCCGCTGGAGACCGGCCGTAGAACTTGAACGGCTGCTGGTAAGGCGTCCAAGCGCAGAACGGGATCTCTTCGGTTTCCTCGTTCGCCAGGATCTTCCGGCCCACGCGGCAGATTTTCCGAAGCTCGGCGATGCCGTCGCCGTCGTAGTCCACGCGGACATACGCCTCACGGAGAACCACCTCTTTTAGCGACGGGTCTTCACCCTCCCCGCCGAACCCCTGTTCGTCCGTCTCCCGGCGTGCCTGGTACTGCTCCGACATCGACGGGTCTTGTGTGTCCCCGTCGTTGATGTCGTCGTCCACGTCATAGCCCATCTCTCGGAGTTCCGAGAGGGTCACGAGCTTTCTGTGCTCGACGAAGCGGGCGTGCTTCGGGTTGACCGAACGGGCGTCCCGGGAGATCAGGAATTCCTCGGGCGGAACCACCTCGTAACGCGGCTCACCCTGACTGCGGGTGATGCGCAGCGTGACATCGTGAGTCGAGACGGGCGCCTGAACCACCGAGCCGTCAGGCTGCGGGATTTCCTCGACAGCCTGGTTCTCGGTGTGCTCGACGATCTCCACGTCCTCATCGGACGCGAGCATCGCCATCTCGTCGTCGGTCAGGCCGTAATAGCGCTCGATCTCCACGCGGCGAGACTGCTCCCACCAGTATTTGACGACACCGTTTTTCGCCAGAAGGCCGGTCTTAACCCAGGTGACGAGCTGCTCAAACACGTCGTTCTTCTGGGTAACGACATGGTTGATGTAGTCCGACTCTTGTTCTGCCGCCTCTTCGTCTTCCGGCCCCATCGGCTGGAAGCGAACCACGTCTTCAGATGCGACAAACGGCTTCAGAACCATGGGCGTGAGTCCTTCGACCACATCCCACACGTCCGAGCTGATGACCTGCGAGCGGCCCTCTTCCTCTGTGCCGAAGGGCTTACCCAAGTAATAGTCCATCGCCCGCGCTTGTTCGCTGGCGATTTCCCCGCCATAGAAGCCGGTCGCCTGCCGCTCCAGCGTCTCTAGCTGGGACAACAGTTGATCGTCGGACATCTTAGACATTGACGTTCTCTTGGCGCACAGTCATACGGGCAGGCCGACGCTTTTGCGCAGCAACAGGTGGGCGCCAACTGCCTTTTGCTTCGCAGCGCTGGAGCGCCACGATTCAGGCTTGCCGCCGCGATCCAAGTGTTGGAAATAGGCCGGGCGCAAGGCGTCGTTGTGCTTGTGGCAGTAGTCGCCGGTAATGTCCTGATAGACGGCCTGCGCTTCGCAGAGGTCGCACTTGGGCATGGTCACTCCTTTGCCTTGGGCGGGCGGCCGCGGCGCTTGGCCTCTTGGGTCCGTTGCACTTGCGCGGCGATTTCCTGCTCGCGCTCCTCGGTCAGCTCCAGGCTGGCCACCGATGCCATAAACGCAGCGCGCTCACCCTGCAGCACGCGCAGCGCATTGATCCGATCCACCAGCGCAGGCAGACCCTTGGCCTCGGCCTCTTCATCCGGCAGGCAACGCAGCGGCTCGGCCTCTGCTAGCAGGGCCGCAATTTGGTCTTCGAGGGTCATGTTTAGACGACGAAACGTCGCTTGATGGGGGGCAGCGGCTTCAGCTCTTTCGGCGGCTCGTAGACCACGCACATCAGGCCGAAGCTGTCTGCTCCGTGGCTTGACCAGTCGTGATTCGGACCCAGGCCGATGTCGCGTTCCTGGTCTCGCTTCTCGTGATACCAGCCCAGCGCAGCCCGGCCGGCTTCCGTTGTCTCTGCGTTGAACCAGATGCTCGGGAATAGGCGCCTGGCCGCTTCAATGCGCGCCTTCGCCGCCCCTTTGCCTTGGTTCGGTACGACCGTGACCTTGTAGCCCGCCGCTTTCAGTGCGGACTCGTAGGACACGTCGTAGACCTTGTCCTGCGTGCTCCCGTCGTGCGGAAGCCAGAACTGCGCCTTGTCCGGCGTGTAGCCACGCTCCCGACACCACGCCAGGTGCGCCGCCAAAGGTTGCCCTACCGCCTCGTAGTAGTCGAGAACCCGGATCTCCAGGCCGATGAACTGCGCAGCCCAGAGGGTGAAGGCGTCCGCCCTTGCCCCCGTTCCGCCGATGTCGGCGAACAGGCGAATCGTCATCAGCGGGTCGGCAGGAACCTTCCCGATCCGACCCTTGGCCTTGGCCTCAGTCAGTGAAGCAGCGTAGTAAGCACCCTCCACCACTGTGGCGTAGCCGCCCTCCCACACGTGGTCGTACTGGTCCGGTCGCTCGATCAGGTCAGTCTGCCGATCCCGCTCCAGCTTGTCGGGGAACAACGGGTTGTCTCGCCAGTTCAGCTCGACGACCTTAACCATGGGGTTCTTCGAGTGCCTGAACCGCTTTTCTACCGCCGCGTTCTTTCGCTTCGGGTTCCACGTCACCCACAGTTCCGCGGACCAGTCTTCGCCCTCTTCCCGCAGCGTCGGGATCAGCGTCGTCCACGCCTCATCCGTGACCGGCTCGGCCTCGTCCACCCAGCACAGGAGCAAGCGCCCCTTCGATTTGATGCTGGCGATGTTCCGGTCGAGGCCAGCAAAGGCGAACGTGATCCGCCCGTCCTTGCTCTTGATGTACTTCTCACCAACCTCGTAGTAGTCAGCGAGAAACGGCTCGTCTTCAATCGCCCGCTTGCATTCCTCCAGCGAGGAATCTTCCAGCGAGTTCATGAACTGCCGGGCGCACAGGATGATCCCGCTCGTTCCGGCCTTGCCGTATCGGTACCCAACTACAGCCGCCATCTTGGCGAAGCTGCGGGTCTTGGCTGACCCTCGGCCTCCGTAGGCCCCTCTAACGTCTGCCCTGCCGCTGAAGACTGGGATCAGCTTCTTAGGAAGCTTGATCTGCGCTGCTGTCATCGAGGGCGACCAGCTCAATGCGGGTCACGACAGGTCCGCCGCCGTCTCCCGTCACTTGGACAGGCATCACCTTGCCGATCAGGCTCAGGAAGGCGGCTGGATGGCTCTGTGCCACGCTCTGGAGGTACTCAACACCCCCAGCCTTATCCAAGGCATCCACGATCATTTCGCGGATCAGCTTGTTGCCCTTGTCCAAAGAACCCTTCGGCCGCCCGGCACCAGGACGAGCCCCGCCCTTCCCGTTTGATTTCTTTGATTCTTTTTCGGAATTCATAGGTCGTCACTGATCCAGCCGGCGATACAACCGACCATCTCACTCGCTTGCGGCGACACGACAGTCACCGCGGTGCGCACGTCTTCGGCTCCACACACCCGAACGATCCCGCCGATGGAGATATCCGAGTTCAGCAGGTCGTCCAGGTTTACCCGGTCGTTCACGAAGAACACGGGCGGGCCCCATTCGAGCCGAGCCATGTTGGCATCTAGTGTGGTCATAGCGTCGCTTCCCTTTCGGGTTCCGCAACTGAGGTAAGGCGCCCGGGCCATGAAGCGGCCACTTGATCAAGGTACGTCTGAAACGCAGTGCGATCAGGCCCGGGCATTCGGCTTGGGCGTGAGCCCAAATGAGAGAAGCCCCCGAGCATTGCTGCTGAGGGGCTGTGTCGGTGCTGCTTACTATTCCTACACCCGGCGATCAACCCGGGCGGCTGGCGACGCCCCAGACTCCATACGCAGCTTTCACTGCGGGCGGCCACCATCGTCACGGGTGACCTCGCGGGCTATGCCCTGGCCGATCTAGAGACGCCGCTGCCAGCCATCAGGCTAGCAGTCGGACCAGACTCCCCGTCGGTTGCGCGCAATCATAAAGAGTCTTTACTCGCCTGTCAACTGCCCTCGTAAATAGTGTTTACCCTTGCGCCCTGTTCTTCAGCATCGTCCGGGCGTTGTGGATCAGCTCCCCCAGCCCCTCATGCGTCACCGCCAGGTCACGCCTGATCCGGTGAATCGACATCCACGAATCCAGGTAGGCCCAGCGGATCGCCCTGCGGTGCTTCTCTGGAAGGTGGCGCATCAGCTTCTCTACCGCCTGACCGTCGATTGAATCCACCGTCTTAGGGCTGGGCTGCTCGTAGCCGTTGCGGTACTGGCGGAACATCGGCTGGACGTTGCTGCCGCCTCGGCCTGGATCTACCCACCGCGCCCAGTTCAAGAGCCGGTCGTGGATCTCATAGTGCTCCGGGCGCACTAGGTGGAAGTCGGGGATGTCGCGCTGCATTAAGGCCACCTCAGCCATTTCTCACGGATCACGCTGGCTGCCTCTTCAAGCGTGCCCTCGCGGTACTCGCCGTTTCGCGTGTGGATCAGGGCGCTCCAAGGCTCCCGGCTCCTGCGATACAGCACCATTGGCTCGGCGCCCTCCCGCTCTGCCTGCTCTACGGCCTGGCGCCACCAGCTCGGGCGGCTCAGGCGCTCTTGTCGTTTGATCTCGATGGCAAATCCCTTGACCACGAGGCAATCCGCACCGCCCTCTCGGGTCTGCTGTAGGTTGCGGGTCAGCACTTGCCCCAGCTCCAGCCCAAGAAGCCGCAGCGCCTCCCGCTCCCCTGCCTGGCCCTTGCGCCTAGAGGCCGTACCGCTCATCGATCGCCTCGATAGCACGTCGCAGGTAAATGGCTTGGTCCAGCGCCTCTTCGTAGGCGTGCTGCAACCACTCACGCAATGCAAGTGGGTTGTCCTCGACGGTGGTGCCGTACTTGGCGATCCCCTTGGCCTGGCGGCTTGAGATGTCCGCGATCACTCGCGCTTCGGTTCCTGTGGCTGTCACTTCCGTTCCTTAATCCGCCGATACATCACCTTCACCGCCTTGTGCGCTTCTTCCCACTTGGCTCCGTACTTCTTGCGCATGTGCTGCTCATAGTCCGCCGTGATTCGCTTTGCCTTCTGCGCCTCAAAGAACAGCGGTCCCGAGGCGATCTCCCTCACCTGGCACTCGCTGCACGTCGGGTCGAAGCCGTGATACCCCTTGGCTTCCCATTCGTGGCAGGCGTCGCAAATGGTCATGCGATCACCACGAGTTCCACCGCCTCAATCACCGCCCAGGCGAGAACGCCCCAGGCGAACAGGCACCACATGACGGTTTTGAGGAAGCGGCTCATGACGCGTCCAGTTCGCGTTTCCACCGGCGAATCGTTCCCCGGTTGATCCCGTACTTCATCGCCACCTGGCCTACGCTCACCCCGGCCTTAAGGTCGGCCATCGCGTGCGGTTTCGCGTCTTGGCAGTACGCCTTACGCTGCTCGTGAACTTCTTTTGGAAGAAGGCTCATGCTCTGTCTCCGTGGTACTTCTGCACCTTGGCCGCGAACTCAAACACCGAGGCGGCCTTGTGGACTCGGACTTTTTTCCACCGCCGCTGACACTCGGCACTGCTAAGGGGCTTGAGCTTCTTCGCATCCTCACCAGGCCCGGCAGCGTAGAGCGCGCGGGGGTACAAGCGTCCGCCATCGTTGTCCCTCCGATACCCGGCGATGTGATAGTCCTTCGGGCCACCCCCGGGTATGTAGGCCAGCGCCGCGCGGACGGCGCACACATCGGGAATGTCCAGTTCCTCGGCGATCTCTCGGGCGGTCATCGGGCCGTGCTCTTTCAGCAAGGCGAGGATGCGGATTCGGCGGCTCATCGGTGCGGCCAGTTGTAGAGGGTCATTGAATCGGCGTGCGGGCTCTCCACGAACTGCTGGGAGTCCTTGTGGAACCACAGTTGCACGGTCCCTTCCCACTCGCCGTTGCGCTGTTTCCGGCACAGAAGCGCCGCGTCGGGCTCTGTGTCCTGCACCTTGTTGTTGGGCTTTTGAAGCTCAAGCTCTTTTTGCTTGTTCCGCCACACCAACATCACGTTGTCCACCTGATCGGTGATGGCCCCGGTGCCCTTGATGTCGGACTTGTCGGGCATCTTTCCTTCCGTCTCCAGCTTCCGCAGGTGATGGATCAGATGGACGTGCATCGCGTAGTCCCGAGCGATGGCGGTCAGCTCATCGACCAGGGCTTTCTGCCCGTTGTAGTCGTCCTCGCCCTTCACGCACTTCATCAAGCTATCGAGGAAGAAATGCTTGATGCCGAGTTCTTTCGCGCAGTAGCGGATGACGGCGATCACCGTGTCGGTGTTGACCGTGCCCTGTTGGTCATAGAGCCAGAGCTTGTCTGTCGTCCAGGCGCCGAACTGCTCGTAAACGTCCCGGTAACCCGACAGGTCTGCGCCGTCCCATTCCTCCTCAGGGGCATCGCCGCCCCACTGGCGCACCATCCGCTCCAGGGTCTTCTTAGGCTTCATCTCGAAGCTGGCGATGCAGACCCGCTCGGATTGGGTCACAAGGCTCGCTGCCACCTGACCCGTCACCAAACTCTTGCCGTGGCCGTTGACGCCCGCCCACAAGGTCACTTCTCCCGGTCGGAGCTGGAACAGCTTGTGGGTCTTGTCCCACGGCAGGTAAGAACGCGGCTCCTGGCGCTTCTTCCCGAGGGATGCGATCAGGTCTTGAACGTAATCGCTCGCCGCGCGCACCTTCTGGGCCGCTTCCGTCTCTCGCAGGTACAGCGAGAAATCGATGGTGTCCGGGGTGATGATGTTCATTGCAGCGCCCCTTCGGTGTCGAGAATCTGGATTTCCTCGGGGAGTCGTCCGGGATGGACGAACCCGACCACCCGGCGAGCGCCGGCCTTCTTCGCCGCCTCGATCACCTCGGCCACTCGCTCATGGCTGGTGCCGTTGACGAAGACCAGCAGGCCGACAACGCAGCGAAGGTCAAGCAGGCGAACCGAATCGGACGGCTCCACGACGAGGTGTGCGTGGTCCGGGCTCCACACCTGCCATTCGCGCCAGAGCTTCGACGGGCTGGTGTCGATGTGAACGTCCTTGGGAGCCCAGCCCTGCAGGCGCATGGCGAAAAGCGGTTCGTGGCCCTTCATATCGCCCCCGCCCATTGGCTGCCGCTGTCCGTTGGAGGTTCGTTGCGAACCCACTCGGCCTCGAACGACTGCCACCCACGTTCGGCAGCCTTCCGCACAGCGGCATCAAGGCCCCACCCTGCCTTCCCGGCTTCGCGCTTGATCCCGGCCCATGCGAGCTGGGACAGCGGCGCCCTCTTTCGCTTCCGAATCGCCAGGAAGGCGGATGCAGCCTCTTCGCTGACGCCTTCGGCCTTGAGGTCATCGACGGTGAGTGCGGAGGGCAAGGCCCGAGGCGCCTTCTTATCCTGTTTCTGTTCCTGTTCCTGTTCCTGGCTTCGGAGGGGCTTGGAAGGGGCTTCGGAGCCCCCTGCTTTTTCAACCAAGTGGAACGCCTCGCCGTACACCTCCAAGAACCGCTTTTTCAGAGGTGCGGAAGCCATCTTTTCAACATCGCGCCTGAGGCCAGAAACCCGGTTGTCGTTCAGCTTCAACGACTCACCCACCTGATACGCAGCCATCCGCACAACAAACACCTCTTCGGAGGCGCTGTCGTACTCGCAGAACCCCGCTTCCAAGAGCCTTCGGAGGGCCTTCTGAGCCCCTTCCATTCCAAGCCCCGTCTCGTGCGCCATGTAGAGAACCGGACAATGGAAAACGCCGGTCATCGTGGAGTGCGGGCTGGTCATCAGGTACAGAGCCAGCACCTGGGCCTCAGGGTGGCCGCGAAGCTGCTTCCCTGTGTCGCCGATCCAAAAGCGCGGTGACACGGCGCCGTAATCACGCATCTTTTGTCCCCCTCTTTGTGTTGCAGTCCGTGCACAGCACACGCAAGTTCGACCGCTCGTGCGTGCCCCCCTTCGACTTCGGGACAATGTGATCGATGCTCAGGTACAGCCCTTGCGTGTATGTGTAGTAGCCATAGCCACCCTTTGGGAAGCGGCGCTCAAATCCAACCACCCCACAGACGGCGCACTTGAATCCGCCTTCGCGGAAAACGCGGCGTCGCATCGAAGTCGGAACACCAGAGCCGTTAGGCATTGCCGTAGTCCCTCACAGGCCCAACTCCTTAGCCAGTTCTTTACAGAACGCCTCGATCTGTTCCGGCGTCGCGTTCGGGTTCTGATTCAAGAACTCGTTCTTCATGAGTACGTAGAGGGCTTGCTTAGACATGGCTATGGTCAGCCGGCCTAAGCGAGGGCGGAAGAGAACACAGCGGGGAAATGCTGTGGATACGTTGTGGGCAGCGCAGCCAGCCACGTCGCACAAAAGTGCGTCTTCAGGTTCCCGCTCTGGAACGCCTTGGCACGCTGGCGGGTCTTGTGGTTGCTGTTGAGGTACTTCCTCCACAGCGGGTCGTGTTTGCGGCCACGAACTGCGATCACGCGGCCCTGGCAGAACTGAGTGCCCAGCGACGTGATGCGGTAGACCACGTGCTTGCCGATCAAGCCGTCACGCTGGATCAGGCCGAGGCGCAACAGATCCTCGACAGCAGCTTTCACGGACGTTGCCGAGAAGCGGAAGTCGTCCCAATCCCGCAGAGGGGCCGGGCGGCCCAGCTCGTGCAAGTTGGTGAGGATCGGGCGCCAGACGCTCATGGTTTCCTCACCTTTCCGACGCTGCCCAAATGAAAGCCAGCGCAAAGCACGCAGCGGTAAACGTGAACACGTCCACCTTTGCGGTTGAGCCGTTCAGCCATGCGCCGGGCAAGCGCTTGTGTGTCGAATCTCTGTTTTCCATCACAGCTTTCCTCCCTACCCGGCGCGCGACTCATTGGCCCAACATTTGCCTAGGGACCACGACGCAACCCATCTGAGCGGCGTACCACTGCAGGGGCGCGAGGCTTTTGGTGGTCTTCATGAACTCGACAAAGCGATGTCCATAGAAACCGCCCGTGCCCTTCATCACCTTGGACATTTGCCCGTGAGAGCAGCCCATTTCGTCGGCGATCTCGTATTGATCCAGCTCGCAGCGTTGGACGGCGTAGCGCATGGCGCCCTCAAATGAGGACCGATCCACCAAGACGGGCTCCGCAAAGTGCGTCTCTGTCGAGACACTTCGTGTGGTTGCCTCGCGTTGCGGGACGGTTGCGGGGATCATTTGGCGCATGAGGACTTCTCCTTGGTCAATGAATGAAGGACCCACGCGCCCCAGCCGGCCCGAAGCAGGGAGGACGGTAGGAGGGGGAGCGGACCAGCATCGACTGCCGGCGCGTGGTGAAAAAGGTGCCCGAGCCCGCCTCCACAGCGCGCGACTCACTGAACTTCCCAGCAACGGGGTTGAGTTGCATGGCTCGGGCGTTGACGGTTACTTGCCGGCCAGTTCGGGGTACTGGCGGGCGAAGGTTTCTTGCAACAGCGCGATGTCGTACCAGCGCGACCGCTCAAAAACGTATGTGCGAACCGCTTGCTTCTGGCGTTCGGTCAGCGGCTTGTCGTTCAGCGGTTCCACCTTGGCACCGAGCTTCGGCAGAGGATCAAGGGCGTTCAGGTCGCGCATGGTTCGCTCCTGTGTTGAGAAATCAGCGGGGGCCGTCGCGCTTGGAGCGCCGGTCGATTACCACGTCACCGAGGGCCGTATGACGCGCTTCGGCGCCAACCTCGGGGATTTCGCGGCGCTCGGCGGCCGGCTTTGCCCTTCTTGCTCGCCCCACCTTGTCGAGGGCGGCAAGAACTTTTTGGACGGTTTCAAGCCGCGGGCTGTTTTCACGGTCCCGGATGCGCCGCAAAGTCCGCTCGGACACCTGCGCTTCCCGAGCGACCGCCTCCAGGCTCTCAGCGCCCGCGAGTCGTTGGATAAGGTCGTCCAGCAGTTTCATGGACATTAGTGTCCGACAAAACCGCCATGTTGCCTAGCTCTACTTGGACAATGTTGACCTGCGTGGTCGGGAATAATCCACTTGTGGACAAACTCGCCCGGACAGTCCTTGCGCAGAACCTATCCGCGATCATCAGAAGATCGGGGATGTCTCGTCACGCCTGGGCGACGAGCAAGAAGCTGGATGTGAAGGCCGTCGAGAGGGCAACGAAGGGGTTACACGCGCCCCGACTCGACTTCCTGGAGGAACTTGCGGCGGCGTGCGGTGTGGAGACGTGGCAGCTCCTGCACCCGGCGCAGGAGTACGCTCAGATACCCGCAGCGATCATGGACATTGCGCGCGGGCTTGCGGCAATCGAGGACGAGAGGGAGCGCAACCTTGCGATCTCTATGTGCACGCGCTTGGCGTACCGGGAGGCCGAGGGGCAGCCGGTTCAAACCGAGGAAGAGGACGCACCTCCGGCAACGCGCCCCCAATCCAGCACTCCAACTGACGCGAAAGCCGTGTGAAGACAAGGCGCGTGCGCCCGCTGTTCACGCTTTGCTCTAGATATCGGTCCATGACCGACTTGTGAGCTGGATCGATCAAGAAGCCGATGGCAACATCAAGAGCTGGCTCCAGCCGCGCTAGCTCGCCCCCGTCCTCCGGACCGAACAATAGGACGGCGCGGCGCAGATCGATCAAGACCTTTACCGCACTTCTGCGCTCAGTCTCGCGGCGAACGCGTTCGTAGAGGCGTTCGGCCGCGTCAAAGCCGAACAAGCCTGTTGTCTGCACCAACAGCATTCCGCCACGCCACCGGCAAAGTACGTCGTCCATCGCCCGCTCACTGTTTTTGTATCCAGACAGCATAGCGGGTGGGTGGCTCATCCCACGAGCTAGGGGGTGGGAATAGCGCACTCCCCCGGCGTTGGCCGCGTCACAGCCGCGTAACGCCCGCCGGCAGGCGTGAAAAAGCCCGCTCGGGGCGGGCCTACGTCTGGCTCTTCCTCGGCTTTGGCCTGCCTTTGTGCGCAAGAGACCTAAGCTCGAACTCGCTTGCTGTCATGGCCCGCTCAGGCGGGTGGCCGGCCGCTATGCGTTGTACCAGGGTGCTGTATGTCGTCCGGCAGCGGGGGTCTTGTGCCCATTCAACAGCGAGCTTTGTCTCCCCGAACGCGGTGATTGGGCGCACTCCGGATCGCTTGTTCCGCGCCTGCTCAATGGAGGTGGCCCACCTACAGTTGCCCGGCTCGTAGTCGCCTGCAGAGTCGATTCTGTCCAGCGATAGGCTCTCTTCATACCCGCTGGAGAGTGCCCAACTACGGAAGCGCTGAAAAACCAGCCACTCCGCGCACACCTTTACCCCGGCCCCGCCGTAGCGCGCCCACGCGCTGTGGGCGGGGTCGTGGCAGCGCCATTTCATGGCCCGCCAGATGGTGTAGAGCCTGGATCTTGTACCGTGGTCCTGATATAGCCGGAGTCTCTTTGCCGACTGAGAAGCTATTTCACGGGCAACAGCCGTCTTGTGCTTTCCGCAGGACTTTGCCATTCCTGACCGGAGGTCCTCAGCCCGAACCACCCTTTCGATGCTGCAATCACAACGACACAACCATGCGGGGCGATTCTTGAGCTTGAGGGGCGCAAGTGACAGGACGACGAGCTCTCCGAAACGCTGACCGGTCAGGTCAATAAACTTGCCCATGGTCCCACTGTACATGTGTACAGCGCTGGTTACAAGCGGCAGAGTTTTCGATCCTGCCTTGTCTTCTTCTTGTGGTCCTCGACGGACATCCAGCGCAGGTTGGAGTACACGTCCACAGCCGAGCCACCCAGACAGAGCGGCACGGCGTGTTCAACTTCCCACCCAGGGCAAGGCCCCCGCGTCTTCCCTGTGCTCGGGCAGGGGTTCAGGCGGCGGAACTCGGCCTTGACGGTGGGGGAGCGGTTGGCGGACTCTGCTGGCGGACTAGCGGTTAAACATGCGCTCGCGCAGATCATTAAGCTGATCCCGGAGGGCAGCGATCTGCTTGTTTTGGTGGTGCTGGAAGTAAGCGAAGCACCCCCACGAGGCGACCAGCGACCAGGACAGCTTTTCCACACGATCCATGCCCTCCGCGAGGCCGGCTGCGACAAGGATCGCCGCGAAAGCCGCGCCCCACTTCAGAAGATCTCTCATAGGTCGTCCTCCGGGCCTCTAGCTGGACGCTGAAGCCTGTCCTCAAGTTGGCTCAAGCGCTCCCATAGCGCATCAGCGAATCTCTCGGCCGACGCGCGATCCTTGGCCGCAACCTCTTCCAGCCGGCGAACCTCGCTCTTAAGGGCGAAGCACTCGAAGCCAATCACGACAACACCAGCAGTCAGAACCCAAATCATTCTGGCCCTCCACTCCTCGCGATAACTGTAAGCAGTCAAGACTGTCCGGTCCATCCCTCAAATACCCGACAGAAGCTGTCGGAGTTGGACATTATTGTCTTGCGTTCTCGGTCATTATTGTCCACACTACAGCCATCGACTCGCAGGAGAGATGGCAATGCAAACCGACATCCCGATCCCCGCTCCGTGGAAGCTGAAGCCCAGCGTCTGCGACGTCATCCTGTCCCGTGTAGAGCGCCAGGCCGACGAGTACACGGCGAAGGTCGGCGGTGATCAGGCTGTGCGCAATGCCTACCTGATTGGCCTGCTGCGCGGCGAGCTGCGTAGCGCGTACTACGAGATCCAAGACCTCAACGACGAGATCAAGGCAATGACGGCTCCCGAGCCTGAGCCTTGCGAGGACTGCGCCGGCCTGTCAGCCAGCTTCAATCGCGTCATGCACTGCCATTCGTGCAAGACCAAGTTTCGGGAGGCTGCGCTGTGAGCGCCGCGAAGCACACGCCGGGGCCTTGGTTCCCTCGGCTCGAAAGCAACAGCCCCTTGGCCAAGGGAGCCAACTTTCAGTACTCCATCTACTGGCGAGACATGACGTTCGTCGGGGGCCGCGAAAGGCGGCTAGACAACCGGTGCGGCGAGTTCAGCGAAGCGGACGCCCGCCTGATCGCTGCCGCTCCTGAACTGCTGGAGGCCGCACGGGTAATGCTGGCAACGTTCAACGTCCGCGGCCTCTCCATTCCAGTAGAAGCGGGTGATGCCCTCGTGGCAGCCATCGCCAAGGCCACCGGAGGCCAGCAATGAGCGCCCTTCTCGACACCCTGCTGCCCTGCCCCACACCCGAGGCAATGCAAGCGCCCCGGCCCTTCGTTCTCTCTGACCTTCAAGTCGAAGGCATGGATGACATGGCGGGGGTCAAGTTGGACTTCTGGCCCACCTCTGAGGGTATCCATGTGGTGGCTATCGATCGGCAACGCAACGTCCGACAAGTGGGCGTGATTTGGGAGACAGCATGAAGCGCAACTTCACGGAGACGCCGGCCGCCTGGACGAGAGCTAGCCGGCAGTTCGTCACCCCCGCTGACTACGCCTCCCCTGTCGAGGTGTTCGCCAGCAAGGGCCACGCAGCAGCGACCTATGTCGGCGTTGTCGTCATCGCGGTCCTTGCGGTCCTGCTTGTGGCGGGGGTGATGTGATGGACGCGCAAGCTCACTTCGCCATGGTCGAAACCGTTAAGACCCGCGAGCTGTACGCCCAGCGCCTGACCGTTGTTCTTGGCTGCGCCGGGGACTGCAACCAAGGCCGCCGCCCCTGTGACTGCTGGCCCATGTGGGGAGAGATGCCGGGGGGTATGTGCCACGTCCCCGCTCCGCTTACTTGGAAGCAGCGCCTCGCGGCCTGGTGGCATCGGCATGTGATTAGCAAGGAGGTGCATTGATGAGCGCACTTGCCAAGGTCGAACAAATGCAGGTGATGTCCGCCGCAGACATGCGGGCTCGCATCAATGCGGTTCAGGAGGTGATGCGAGCCGTGATGAAGGACGGCACGCATTACGGAAAGATCCCCGGCACTGACAAGCCCACGCTCTACAAGGCCGGCTCCGAAGTTCTGCTTGCCACGTTCCACATTGGAACTCGCGTCGAGGTCGAAGACCTGGGCACCGATGACGAGCGCCGGTTTCGGGTCAAGGTGATCGGCGTTCACCAGCCGACCGGAATGGTCGTCGGCGAGGGAGTCGGCGAGTGCTCCACCGGAGAGGAAAAGTACAAGTGGCGCAACGCTGTTTGCGAAGAAGAGTTCGAGGCCACGCCGCCTAACCGCCGCCGCGTCAAGTACGGACGCAAGTGGAACATCGCCAAGCGCGGCTATGACATCTGGACTTCGCAACAGGTTCGGACGGACCCGAGTGACCTAGCAAATACGGTCCTGAAGATGGCGAAGAAGCGGGCACAGATCGACTTCACGCTAACCGCCCTTGGCGCTTCGGACATCTTCACGCAGGACATCGAGGACTTGCCCGACGAGTTGCGCGGGGCGGCGTCGGAAGAAGGGGGCACGGTTCAGCCTGACACGCCCATCGAGCACCCCGAGATGAAGGCCGCGAAGACCGTTGCCGAACTGGTCAAGGCGATGAACGAGCTGGATCAAGCCAATAAGAAAAAGTACGTCTCCTACTTCAATGCCCGCATGAAGGAGCTGAAGAATGCAACAGCAGAGTGACGAATGGTTTAAGGCCCGCGTCGGCAAGGCCACCGCCAGCCGCTTCAAAGACATTCTTGCGACGATCAAGAGCGGCGAAGCGGCTGATCGCAGGAACTACCGGGCCGCGCTCGTCTGCGAGCGGCTGACCGGCACGCCAGAGCAAACCTATACGAACGCCGCGATGGCCTGGGGCACTGAGCAAGAGCCTTTCGCTCGCATCGCCTACATGGCGAAGACCGGCTTAATCGTTGATGACGCCGGCTTCATCCAGCACCCGGAAATGATGGCCGGCGCATCCCCTGATGGCCTCATCGGCAAGGATGGCGGGCTTGAGATCAAGTGCCCCAACAAGGCAACCCACCTTGCGACGCTTCTCGCCCAAAAGATGCCGCCCGAACACATGGCCCAGGTGCAGGGGGCCATGTGGATCACCGGTCGCCAGTGGTGGGACTTCGTGAGCTACCACCCCGAGTTCCCCGAGCACCTTCAACTGTTCATCCAGCGCATCGAGCGCGATGAAAAGTACATCACCCAACTTGCCCTAGCCGTCTCCCTCTTCCTCTCGGAAGTAGACGAAGAGGTCAAGGCCCTTTCTCAACTGGCTGCGTAACCATGGCCTCTGTAAACAAAGTCATCCTCATCGGCAATCTTGGGCGCGACCCAGAAGTGCGCTACACGCCCAGCGGCTCGGCCGTCTGCAATGTCTCGCTAGCAACTTCGCGGAGCTGGAAGGACAAACAAGGCGACAAGCAAGAGGAAACCGAGTGGCACAACGTGGTTTTATATGACCGCTTGGCGGAGGTTGTCGGCGAGTTCGCCAAGAAGGGCAAGCCGCTGTATGTCGAAGGCCGGCTCAAAACCCGAAAGTGGCAAGACAAGGACGGCGCCGACCGCTACACCACCGAGGTGATCGCGGCCGAGATGCAGCTTCTTGGCGGGCGTGAAGGCGGGGAGCCGGCCCAGCAGAAGACGCATGCCCAGATGAAGCGCGGCAACGCGGCTGATTACGACGACAACGGCCCGCCATTCTGATGCTCTACCCGAAGACACGGCTACTGAGGTCAGAGGCGTACAGAAGGTACGTCGCCTCTAAGCCGTGCTTCGGTTGCGGTATCGACGGTTGGAGCCAAGCGGCTCACGCGAATTTCGGCAAGGGACTAGGGATGAAGGTTTGCGACTCAAAGATCTTCCCCCTCTGCGTCCCTCGCTTCGGATTGATCGGCTGCCATCAGCAGCACGACAACTGTCTTGACATGAGCCGGGATCAGCGACGAGAGCTAGAGGCTGAGTACGTCGAACGAATGCAAGAGATGGCCGAGCGGGAAGGCTGGGACATGGAAACGCTGAAGAGGAAGCCGTGAAGATCGTTCAACGCCTCTACAACGCACATCAGGCGCACAAGCTCCTGATGGATCTGTGGATGCAGATCAAGCCTCTGCTGCTGGCGGGGCACCGGCTGGTTCTGGAGATCAAGGACGAGGGCCGGTCCTCGGAGCAGAACGCCGCCATGTGGCCGATCCTCGAAGCCTTCTCACGGCAACTCAAGTGGCCGGTGAATGGGCAGATGGTCCACATGACAGCCGAGGAATGGAAAGACGTTCTTACCTGCGCGTTCCGAGGCGAGACGCCACGCCTCGCGATGGGCCTAAACGGCGGTGTCGTGATGCTGGGACTCCGCACCAGCAAGTTCGGGAAAAAGGAGTTCAGCGAGTGGCTGGACTTCCTCAAGGCAACGGCGGCAATGCGTGGCGTTGAGATCAATGCCGATGAACGCAGCACCGAATTCCAGAACGCCTAGGGCCGCAGGCCCGGGTTAGCTCCCACGGGAAACCAAATATGACCCAAGACCGAGAAGCGCTGGCGGCAGAGGCCCTGCGGAAGGCAAAGACCTGCACCCTGACAACTGAGGTACGCGACCTTGTGAACCGGGCTCTCGCCGCCCTCGCCCAGCAGGAGGCAGCAGAGCCGGCGGGCTTCCACGACAAGGACCAACCGGAGGGCATCGCCTGGTGCCCCGGCTACCCGGACAAGCTGCGGGACATAACGCCCCTCTACACCACCCCACCAGCACCACAGCACGCAGGGGCGGCGGCGTGGCAGCAGGGCTTCGCTGCGGGTGTTGCGTGGAAGGAAAGCACGAACGAGTTCTGGCGAACCCACGACTACGGCCAGCCGCCAAAGGAGCCATCGAACCCGTACACCACAACCGCGACGCAGCGATCCAACGCGGGCGAGGCCGAACGTGCGCTGGACATGCTGCGCCAGGCGACAAAGATTGCCCAGCATGGCGGGGACTTTGAGCCCTGCCTTCGTGAGTGCGAACGCGCCATTCGCGCCCTCTCCACACAACAGCAGGAGCAGGCATCGTGAGCATTGAACTCGCCATCAAGCAGTCAAAGCGAGGCTGGGATGTTTCACAAATCGGACCCGGCAACAACGTCTGGCCGACGACTAGTTACCCCAATTCGACTCTCGCTGCCGCACGCGTGCTGCAGCTCTTGGAGCTTTCGCAGCCAGTAGCGCCTCAGGCCCACCCAGAGGCGGTATGCATCGGCTTCATCGAGCAGGACCACACATCATGACCGACACCACACGAGAGGCGCTGGCGGCTGCGCTGGCCGCACTGGAGGCACCGGAGAACCCCGGTCTGGATCGGCCGACCGAGTTCGCCATCGCGCAGGCCCGCGGCTTCAAGATCGGCAACGCCAGGCGCATCCTACTGTCCGCCCTTGCCACCACCGAGCAGGCACCCGCAGCACTGACGGTGCCGAAGGGGTGGAAGCTGGTGCCGGTGGAGCCGACACAGCAGATGCTTCGAGAGGCGAGCGCCGCATACAAGCGCGTCGCGCCGAGCCTCGCCGGCTCTCCCTGGGCAGAAGTGCGGGCGTATCAAGCCCTGCTGTCCGCCGCTCCCTCAGTGCCCGAGCAGGCAGAGCAGCCGGCAGGCGACAGGCAGCGCCTTTCGCCCCGCGACGCCGTCTACCAAGCGTTGCGTCTGGCCGAACTCCTGGCGGGCAGCGTCGCGATGTCAAACGTGGCATCTGCGAATGCGTACTCGTCCGCGCTTCGCGCGCACCTGATGACCTACATCGTTGATGCCCCCGCCGGGGAGCAGGCAGAGCAGCCTGCAGTGGCGAAACACGACGCCGTCTGCCTCTGGGAAGGCACCGCAATTCGCAGCGCGAGCGACATCGTGAACTGCTCTTGCGTCACCCCCACAGCACCCGCAGAGCCGCCCTCGGCGCAGGGGCGGGAGGCGCGGTTCACCTGGACAGGGGACAGCGACATCGACGAGGCCATGCTTTTGCTGGGTCGCATCGACGCACCGGATGACCAAGGCAGGCTTGACCAGCTAGAGACGATCATCACCCGACTCGCGGCCCGGCTCGGCCTCTCTGGCGCACAAGGGGGTGGGGTGTGAGCGGCGACAAGACAGGGAGCCTTCGCAGGATCGTCCGCACGCAGCGGCTGCTGATCGAGCTTGGGCATGCGGATGTGCTGGAAGCTCTCGAAGAACTGCGCCAGCTACGCGCCTCCCTCTCCCAGCCTTTGGGAGCCGGACAGGTTCAGGGCGCCTCGCCTTCGGCGACCGCGCTTTTCGCTCCAGCCCCTTCGGGGCGTCCGCTTCAATCGCATGGCGCGAACTACGCAGAGCGCGTCTGGTGCCACTGTCGAAGCAGAGGCCTAGGTGAGCACGGCTGTACCGACTGCCTGAACACTGGTTTGGACAGTATGGCAATGGCGGCCGGCATTGAGCAGGCACTGAACGACGCCTATGCCGAGGGCCGCAAAGACGAGGCAGAAGCGCGCGAGGCGGCAAAGGGCACCGGAGGTGGTCAATGAAGGTCGCAGCGTTGTTCGTTGAAACCGATGGCGTGTACTTCGGCCTACCGGATGTGGACCCGTGGGACAAGCAGCGGGATGCCCGCCAGTACGCCGGCCCGCACCCTGTGGTGGCGCACCCGCCTTGCAAGCGCTGGGGGCGCTTCTGGCACGGCAGTACCGCCAAGCCGCACCAGTTCAAGCTCGGCGCCGATGAAGGTTGCTTCGCCGCCGCGCTTACCGCCGTGCGCAACTTCGGTGGGGTACTGGAACACCCGGCGCACTCGAAGGCATGGGCATGGTTCGGCCTCAAGGCTCCCGAGCAGGGCAAGGGCTGGCAGCAAGCCGACGCTTTCGGCGGCATGGCCTGCTATGTAGAGCAAGGGCACTACGGACACGAGAGCCGCAAGCCGACCTGGCTCTATGCCGCTGGCTGCTGCCTGCCAGAGCTGAACTGGTCGAAGGGTGAGCAGCGCATCCCAGCCTGGATGATTGAACGCTATGGCTATGAGAAGGCCCGGCGCATCGGTGTCGTGGCGATGATCGGCGGCAAGGACAAGGAACGGATCAGGGATCGCACACCGCTACCGTTCCGCGACGTGCTGTTGTCCATTGCCAGGGCCGCGTACAAGCAACTGGAGGCCGCATGAGCAGGAGCCCCCAAATGAGCACCGACAAGACAGAGCGCGAGGCTTTCGAGGCGTGGGCCACCAGTTACTCAACCTTCAGTCTTGAGCGCGATGGTGTCGACTATGAAAGCATCGAGCAGACGATGCTGTGGCATGCGTGGCAGGCAGCAAAAGGAAAAGCGCCCGAAGGCGCTTCTCAAGGTGAATCTCACGCGAACGCAAGACCCGGTTTGGCTGCCCCCGATTCTGCCTGCCACCACGCCTTCGCGCTAGACCCGCGCAGCAGCATTCGCATCTGCGACAGGTGCGGCATGTCGGAAGTTGCCGCCCGCGCTCACGCGCGAGGGATAGAAGCGGACGCCCGAAGGGCTGGAGCGGATAGCCCGGTGCCCGTCAGGCACGCTCACAGACCAGACGAGGGATCACCCATGAGCAGCACCACACCACTGCCTGAACTGCCGGTCCTCGCTTGGAGCTATGTTCCGAGCGACGTATGGGCAAGCATCGTCCTGACTGCTGATGAGGACCAAGCCAGGCTGGCGGCCCAGTACGGCCGGGAGGTAACGGCTCTCACAGACCACGCCGTCGCATCCCAAGAGATCGCATCCCTACGGGAGAAGCTGGCAGCAGCCGAGGCCCAGGTGGGGGAACTCCGTCTTGAGCGCGACACCGAGCAGGCCATGCGAAAAACGTGGCGTGTTCGCGCCGAAGCAGCCGAGGCCGATGCCAAGCGCTATCGGTTCCTTCGGTCGGAAAGGCTAGGCCTGCTTCTTGGCTCTTTCGACACGACCGACACCAGCGACGTAGGACTAGACGCCGCCATAGACGCCCACCTTGAACGGGGGGAGGGATGATGCAAGTCGAAGCCATCGGCGCAGCGTTGACCGATGCCGAGGTGGACAGCATTTGCGCCGGCCTGGTGCAGAACGCGGCGAAGGTGCGCTACCTGAAGCGGCTCGGGCTGATGGTGGACCGCAAGCCGAACGGTCGGCCGCTGGTGATGCGCTCGGAATGGGAGCGCCGCAACAAGCCCCAGCCCGGCCCAGCCAACGGTCCGAAGTGGAAGAAGGCCGCCTGATGGGACGACCGCGCGAGCGTGCCAGCGGCTTTGGTCTGCTGCCTCGGATGGAGGCGCGGCCGCGCAAGGACGGACTCATCACCTACCGGTACCACCCGGTAGGCGGCAAGCCGATCAACCTCGGCACCGACCGGGACGCCGCTTGCCGGCAGGTGCTGGACATGAACGGCCAGACCGACGCCACCGGCACCTTGAAGTGGGTGTGGGAGCGGTACACCAAGCACCGGAAGTTCACGAAGCTCTCTCAGGGCACGCAGGACGACTATGCAGGCGCCTGGAAGCAGGTGGCGGCCCGCTTCGGGGAAATGCAGATCGCCGCGATCACGGCGCCGCTGATCGCCCGCTATGTCCACGTGGAGCGGGAAGAATCGCCCACCCGCGCCAGGATCGAGAAGGCGCTGCTGTCGAACCTGTTCAAGCACGGGATTCTGTTGGGGGTCTGCGAACGCAACCCGGCGACCGAGGTGGACCCCCCGGAAACCACCCCTTCGACCGTCCTGCCTCAGGCTGACGCCCTGCGCCGGTTCCTGGCCTGGCTGGACCAGCAGACGCCCCAGCGCCGGATCATCGGGCTTGCCGCTGAATATGCCGCCCTGGCCGGCAATCGCCAGGTGGAGTTCCGGCCGCTGTGCTGGCCGCAGGTAGACCGTGACGCGGGGGTGATCCGGGTGAAGCGGGCCAAGCAGCGCAAAGGCGCCCGAATCGAGGTCATCGAGGTCATCCAGATCACGCCCCGGCTGGCCGACTTGCTGGACCGGATCGCGGCCAATAACGCCGCCCGTCCCTGCCTGTACCTGTTTCCGACCCGGGACAACACGCAGTACACCGCCCGGGGCTTCAAGACGCTCTGGCAGCGGTGCGTCATTGACGCGATGAAGGCCGGGGTCATCACGGAGGCCGAGCGCTTCAACTTCCACGCGCTGCGGGCCTACTACGCCACCGCGCACAAGCAGCAAACCGGCAAGCTGCCGGACATGCACAAGAACAAGGCGACGACGGAGACGGTCTACGACCGGTCGCGGGAAGTGAAGCGGAGCGCCCTTTGA